CATTTCAATTATTGCTGTCACCTGTATTATACGACTACCGCCACCCCCGGAATTACCGGCATTAATCATATTAAAAAGATTTTTCATTTGACCTTCATTTAAAATCATTTCGCGATTATGAAGTATCGCGGGAGTTCCGGGTTCATTTGTATTTCCTGTATATTGTTGCCCTGGACCTAAAAATAATCCGCCCGTTGAAAATTGCGGTGGTTTAGGTTTCTGTTGATTAACGGAGGCAACTTGTATACCACCTAACGCCGTCGCAAATGCAATAGCCGGAAGATTAAACGGCCAAGGCGCGCTTGCAACCGCTTTATTTATTCCCTGCGCTAAACTTACTATAGCCGCTGCAAGACTAAATTTCCATTCCTGGAGAGCAGCTTTATATTTTATCATCGCGGCTTCTTTTTCATATTTTTCTTTGATTTCAAGCCGCTTCATTTCATTTTCTATTTCCTGTGCGCGTTCTTTGTCCCCTGCTTTTTTTGCCTCTTCAAGCTCCCTTTCAAGTCGTTCCCTTTCCGTCTCTTCTGATAATTCAGCCGCGTCAAGTTCTGCTTGCATTTGTCTGTCAAGTTCGTCAAGCCGGGCTTGTGTAATAGCCTGCCATAACCCTGTTAATGCATTCGCTAATTGTTGAGCATAACTTAACATGTCATCAAATGTAATTTTTACCTGTTCTTTTGTCTGCTCTGAATTTTCTTTTAATTTATCATAATATAAATTTATCGCCTCAATAGCTTTTTGTATTGCCTCTACACTGGCGCCGCTTGCATATACTGAAGTTATAGCGCGGTTTCTCTCAATTTCAATTAATTCATTTTCAGATTTCCCAAGTTCCTGTATTTTATCATAATAATCAGCAGTCATCTTTTGAATGTCCTGCTCTGCTTTTTCTTTGTTTTGTAATTCTTCAGTGTGTCTTTTTTCATTTTCAATAAGCGCATTCAATTCAATTAACGTTAAATCATATTCCTGCCTTAATTTTTGCATGGTACTGGAAGCCGGGTCAATACCTTCATTCAGCAAATTAAGATAACTGGACCGTAGAAAATCAAGTTTTGCTTTTAACACATCTTGTTTTTTACCGAAAAGTTCACTTTCCCGCGTAGCATCCTGAAGATCGTTTTTGAAACTTTCCCAAAATTCATTTATTTTTTGAGAAAGCGAATCAAGTTTTTCAGGTGCGCTATCATCAGCAGGGTCAATTTTTTCTATATCTTTTATTTGCCCCTGAATTTCCTGTATTTGTTTTTCAAGATCCGCGATTTCCTGGAGTTTTTTTGTTGCCTCTTCTGTTATTAGTTCCGCCCGTGTTGGTTTTGATATTGCCTTTGCATAATCCGTATATGTTTTATTAGCTTTCTGTATTTCTCTGTTTATATTTTGAAACTGTTGATTTGCCTCATACACTGAACTAACTTGATTTTTAAAACTAAGACCAACTTTTTTTAAATCAGAATTCAATAATTTTATAGTTTTATTATATGCATCGGCAGCCGTCTCACTTCCTGTTAGTCCGTCAATTTGCCGGTTATATTCTATTCTCAATTTTTCGAGTATTGCAAGCCGCGCCTCCGCGTTTGCGCTTTCAGCAATAAGACGGTTCCTGTTTTGTTTTGCAAGTTTGGCCTGCGTTTCATTTTCTCTTATCTGATTTTTATACAGGGTTTCACTTACTTTCAGCAGGGATAAAGATTTTGACAATTCGGCTTCTCTTGCAATTAACATTTGTTTTGCGGCTTCACGTGTTTTCTCTCCGGATACTTCAATAGCGTTTCCATATTCGTCGAATTTTGTAATTGCATCGGGCATAATATTTTTTATAGCCATGATTACGGCTTTCAATCTGTCCTGTTCATTTTCCGTAAGATTTGTTTTTGATTTTAACTGTTCATATTCGTCTGTAAGTTCATTTAATTTTTTTGCTGTATTTCCCAATTCCCCGGCGCGCTGTATTGATTCCGTCACCTTGTCAATTCCCTGCGCTGCTTTTTCCATTTCTATAGAAGATACTCCAAATATGTCATTTAGCGTTTTAAAAACATTTGTAATACCTTTTACAGAAAAAGAAGCTATTTTTAATAGTATATTAAGGACTTGCCCTAATAATACGCCCGCCGGTTTTGCCGCGTCAAGAAATGATATAAAACTATCTATCATTTCCCGCATACCGGGGGAAAGCTTTTCAAAAATAGCTATTGCAACGCCTTCAAGTTTTGATTTCAAAAAATCCAGGCTGCCAGCTAAAGAATCATTTTGAATTCTGTACATTTCAGTAGCCGCATTTGTGTCCGTTACATCTTGTGTGTATTTTCTTAACGCGTTTCCGCCCTGCTTAATCAATACGGCCATTTGCGGACCTGCAATTTTTCCGAATGCATCTATGATGTCGGCAGTATCCGCGCCTGATTTCCCGAGTACATCAATAATATCGCTTAATTCATTTGTAGCAGGGTTAACGGAATTAAGCGATACACCAAGTTTTGTAAATATTTTCTGCATGTTTGTAGTCGGTGATGCAAGATCCGCCAAAGCTGATTTTAACGCCCGGCCCGCAGCCTGCCCCCGGAAACCAGCATTATAAAGAATTTGAAGCGCTCCGGTAGTCTGCTCTAATGACATTCCGAGTCCAGCCGCAACCGGTCCTACCTGCCGGAAAGAATTAGTCAATTTTTCCATAGTCGCTTGACTATTTCCAATCGCGGCGGCAAATACATTGCTAACCCTGGACGCGTCTTCAGCCTGCAAACTATATTGAGAAATTATTGACGCGACGGCTTCAGAAGTAGACGCAAGATCGGCTTGTGTAGCTCCAGCCAATTGTAGCACGCCGTCTAATGCCGCAATAGACTGTTGAGCAGTGAACCCGGCAGAACCCAGATAGTACAATGCGTCCGCCGCCTGCCGTCCCGTGAATCTGGTTGTTTCTCCGGCTTCCTTTGCAGCTTCGGTCATTTGCCGGAATTCCTCTTCTGTCGCACCTGTCACAGATTTTACATTCTGCATACTCTGTTGAAAACCTGAAAAAATACCAATTGCATTTCTTATAGCTGCTGTCACTTTTCCGATTAGTTGAACTATTCCGAATCCGAAAGCCGTTTGAAAAGCATTTCTCCAGAATGATGCGAAACCGCCCGCCTTTGCCTGGGTTGTTTTTTCAAGTTTTGTTAATTTATTTTGTACCTGGAGTATTCCCCTGTCCAGTTGATCGAGTTTTAAAAATAATGAACTATATATACTACCGGCATTTTCAGGCATTTACTTTATTTTTTCCGCCATACCATCTATATTTAGATTTTTTTAGTTTGCTTTCACGTTCTTTATCGTCAATATATTCCTTATAAATATACCATGCGTGTTTGTTTATATCTTCACGCTGAAAATCCGTGAATACTCCTGTTATATGATCGGATGGATTATCCTTTCCATTTGCCGCCATTATTGCAGCGTCTAACAATATATCACGTGATAATTTTTTTATATCAGTTATTTCAATACCAAGTGCCCATGAAGTAAGGAAACTCATCGTATCATCAGGCAGTAAAAAACCAATGTGAAACTCGATTTTTTCAATCTTCCTTTGCAATTTTTTTCTCTCTGAATTGTTTAACTGCGCTGTTTTTATTTCGTTTTTAATTTTTTCAAGCGCTTTTATTTTTTCAGAAATTATAAAATTTTCATCAATTATCATCCCGATAATTTCATCAAAGGTAGGTTTGACAAGCACGAGTTTCACAAGGTTTTCTTGAACATTTTTCCTTTTTATGACTTCGATTATATCATATTTTTCTGATTTTTTTTCATCATTAAAACACAAACAAGATATATCGCCCGCTGATTGTATTTGAATGCTATTTAAACATGTAACATAACACCACACAGGGGAGTTATTAAACGGTACACATATTTCGTGAAACATAGCACCGCGTATAACATGAATCGGGTTATACCCTTCAGGGGGTTTATTATTTTTTACGTCAATTTCCATTTTATGTGTCTATGTCCGTATCCGGGGTAATTTCATCAACGTGAAGCGCTTCGAATTCTTCACTGGAAAGATTTTTATCAGTGTAAAAAGGCTGTTTTACATCATTCTGATTTTCGTATTCTGTTGCCTTACAATTATAAGCCGTTTCCTTTAATGTTTTCGTTTCAAATGTTTCATCAGACTCATAACCGGTAATTGAATTAATCCGCCTCATTAAATACCCTGCCTCATCTTCCAGCTGATTACTGCCCTTATTATACAAAGGTGAAAAAAGAATAATATTAAAAATCGGCCTTCTTGTCTGTGATGATAACGGCGGCGTATATGTGGAAGTTAAAGAAACCCATGTACCGCCCTGGATTAGCTGTTTGATTTGATAGTCATTATCAGTACACGTGAGAACAGGATTGTAACCTTTTACAATTGCCGGAATAATAACTGTTATAAGTGTACCGTCACCAGATTCATTTTCGATTTCTTCAGAATCCTTAATATTTTTCGGCAATCCAATACTCCGCGCATTATCAAACGCCTCAAAATATATCAGCCCTTCACCGCCAAACGTTTGACCTTGTCCAAAGTCCAATTCCGCCGCAAACGTCGGGTGGGTGTCAACTGAAAAAACCTGTAAAAATGTCGGGTTTCCAGTACCCGTATACTGTATTAATAATCTGCTTGTTGCCGTATCAACTGAAGCGGTAATGTCGGTGAAACCTGCCGCGTTAATTGCGTTTACCATTTCCTGGACTGTCACCGCCGATTTGTCAACCGCCGCTGTCCAGTCAACCTGATTTGTTTGTATCGCGTTGTTATCAATTTTAATTCCCAGGTATGCGTCATTATCGGGTCCGTATGCTGAAAGATTCACGGTCCCGTAAAAACCCAATACCCGGGATGGACTCGGAGGAGTTCCGTCCGGGTTGTTTCTTGCAATAAGAAAACCTTCAGGACCGAATTCCGTTTTTTTATTTATATCTATACCCATTTTGATATACCTCCTTATGAGTAAATTGCTGCCGTGATAAAAATTCTTTCTTTTGAAATTGTACCGTCATCATTACCCTCTATGAGATCGGAAGGTGCGCCGGATATATGTAGAGTCGCCTTTCTTCCGTCTCTCATGGTTAACCGTTGTTTGTGTAATAACGATACAAGTTCAATATATATATAGTCGTCAAGCTGATCAACATAACCTCTTTGAAAATGAACATAGATTGTATATTGATTTTTTCCTCTATCCTCATTTCCGGGTTGCGGAACTAATACAGGACCGCCAATTATAATGTAAGGCGGTTGGATATTTGATACAACATCACCTTTCGGATATACCCGAGTTATACTTCCTGTTTTCAATCTGTCTTCAATCGCTTTTTTCAACTCTCCATTACCTTCTTTACATCAGAAAAATAACGCCCTGCAAATCTTTTTATAATCGATGTCAGTGCGTCATGTTTTCTGTCATTACATAACGTCAAATAAATTCCATAGTCAACACCGTGAGCTATAAACCACCCTATTGTTTTACCTTCCCTAAATGCATCGGCAAACATACGCGCTGCCGCCTGCTCTGTCTGATTTACCCAATATTTCCCAGGATTTCCAATTCCAGTTTTTTGTACGCTTATAAAATACTTGATTGCAAGCGCCGCGTAATATCTATTAAGCGCGTCAAGTTGAGCTATTTTCTTTACCGTCAATATGTGTCGTATGTTTTCTATTACCTGTTTTGCGCTCAATTCTTTGAGCCTCCAATATATTTAATTGACCTCTAATTATTGAAATCAAATCTTTAGCCGTCTGAACATCAACAAATTCAATTCTTCCATTAACAGGAATCGTTATCAAATTACTTTTTTTATCTGGTATAATTTGATTTCCATCTCTGTCAATTACTTTAATTTCTTTAAGCATATATAACGCCCTCTGTAATATCTTTCAATTCATATTCATATCCGATTACACCGGAAAATTTTTTTAATTCTCTTCTTTGTGTTACTTTAAGAGTTTTTGAAAAATACACAAATTCAAGCCGCAAATCAACAATAGTTTCATAATCACTTATCATGAAATAATAATATTTTTCAATACTTACAGGTGTACCGGAATCATCCTTTTTCTGTATTGTTTTTTTAAGAGTTGAAATCCGTACAGGGTTCACATAACTCTTAGGTGTCGGTACACCGTTTCTATTTTCAATCAAATTTCCATGACCATTATCAATTAATGGATATAATTTCCCAGACAAGGAAAAACTATTATTTAATATTTTTTCCTTGTGATATTTTCGTAATAAAATCAAGCTCAAATGTCACCGCCTGCAATAGTCGGTTTTACTGTACTTATATATCGTCCTGTATCGTTTGAATCTTCATTTTCATATAACTCTTTATACTCATTTTGAATAGCCTGTAAAACCCTCATCCGGCTGGTTAAACTCGCTAATCTTGTATCTTCAGTTCCGGTTGTATCGGCTTCAAGTAATTGATTCCTTAATTTTATAATCAGAATATTACATAATTTATATACTACGTAATTTACAGAATTTACTTGATTAAAAAAATGGTTTATTTCCGCATCAGAAAAATCATTTTTGTTTTTGTCATCTATTATAAACCGTACCTCTTCAAGATTTGTCATGATCGCACATCCTTTAATCTTAATCCTGTTATTTTCTCCAATTCACCGGGACCGTTTTTTATAAAATTCTCAAAACTTAAAATCGATATTCCATAACCTTGCATAAGAGTATTATAAATATTTTGAACGTATTTTACTTTTTTTTCATTAACTTTTTTACCGCGTTTTTTCCAATGATTAATTAACCCTGCCGGGCTTCTTTGTATTCCTATTGCTGTATGTTCAGGTAGAAAATGTAAAAAATGTAAATAAGCAAGCGTTACCCACGGTTGCTTAAATCCCCAATTATGACAGCAACTACGCTTTGAAATATAATTTTTTATATCATTTCTTATTTTATCATTTATAATTATCTTTTCTGGAATATATAAAGATTGTAATTTTTTTGTGTTGAACATTTTTAAAAGGATTTTTATCATTTCAGGATCTTCATATTTGCTTTGCTTATAATTTCCGGTTTTTCCAGGATACATATTTATACCAGACTCGTGAAGAGTTTTTGATACAAGAGTAGTTCCACTTTTTGACATGCCCATTACAACATAAATCATATCGTAATCCATTTAAAAATATTATTTAAGACAACAAATATAGTACTACCCATAAACATAATAAATATTGTTACAAAAAGACTTATAATAAGCTTATTAGTTGATTTTAATTCATTTTTCATATCAATAACAAAGTCTTTAAATTTTGTATTAATTCCTTTATTAACACAATTTATAAGAATTTCAATTTTTTCAAATCTTTTTAAATAGTTTGAAGTAATCCTTTTATTTTCCTCTTTTCTCTCCAGTACTTCCTCATCAATTCTTTTTTTATGATCATCTAACATAACACGTATAGCTTTTACATCAGGACCGAAGTCTTTAATTATTTGTACCGCTTCAAGTATATCTTGTTTTTCATTCTCTAATTCTTTTATTATTTTATCTTCCACACACATTATAATTATAACCTCACAAACCAAGTGTGATTTGCATCTATCTCTATTTTATTAACCGGGAAAGCTTCCTCAACGGCCTTGTCAATTCCGTGAAGATCGGGACGCGTTTCATGCTTGTAATCATGCCCGCCTATCCATCCGCCCGGCTTTACTTTCTTTGTCCAGAGTTCAATATCTTTTTTCATCCCTGGATAACTATGATCACCGTCAAGGAATACAAAATCAAGAGAACCGTTTTTTATTTGCGGAGCTGCCAATTCCGAAGTCATACGCATAACACGCCCGCGACTACCAGCAAACGCCGTCACCTTCAGTGTTCTTTGATATGCCGCCTCATGCTCTCTTTGCGCTTTTCTTGCATTTGCATCCGCTGACTTCCAATATGACGAATTCTTTCCGGGTACGCACCACGGATCAATCATAATATGTGTTAATAATGGCCTTGCCCTTAAAAGGCGCGCGGCGGTATTACCGTTTAACACTCCAATTTCCGCACCTTTTAATTTTTTGTTTTCAGGTAACCGGGATAGTATCGCGTCCCACCTCATTCTTTTTTTATAAGGTTTTAATTTTCCGTCTTTTGTTACGCCAGACATATTTTCTCCTTTGCGCATATCCGTACAGTTTTCGGATTATCTGTTTGTATTTCTTCATAATTTCTAAAATATAATTCAATCAATTTTATTTCATTATTATACTGTTGTTTTCTTATATCGACAATAAGTATTCCATTTTTTGAAAGACTTTCATATATTCTTCCAAAATAATGATAAAGGGGAAAATGAAAACCACAAGCCAATAAAGAAATTACAATATCAATATTTTTCATCTTTGAAAAATCATTATCGGGAGAAACAAATTCATAATTTCCAATATTATTTAACTTCATTATCTTTTCTAAAATTTCAAATGAATTATAAAACGATGGATTTTCAGAAAATCCGTATTTTAAATTTTGTGTTATTTCATTTTTATCCACCAAATATAAAAACGGTGAATCATAATAATGATGTAATTGAATAGATATACCAGCAAGCCCGCAGCCTATGTCAATTATTTTTTTACAATCTTCGGGAAGGAAATTTATTATTGAGTTAAATTCATTTTCAAGATCATCCTGGAAAGATTTTTTTATATCTGATTTTCCATATTTTGACCTTTGTAATTTTATAAGATTTTCACAGTTATCCGGTAAAATCATAAAAACCCTTTCCACATTTTAACATAAGGTCTTAAGAATTCCCATTTTTCAGTTATTTTATTTTTATTCGGCTTACAACAAAAACCGCGTAATTGACTTTTAATATGTATTATCCTTGTATTTTCATCAATATAACGCCATTCGCTTTGTGTCGAATTCCATTCTTCACAGGGTAATTCTAATATTTTTATTTTCCTTTTTAATTTTCTTATTGTTAAATATAAAGATGCCTGATCTATTCCTCCATGATTCCAGCAGAAATCTTCCCAGGTACAAAAATCTTTCATTATATTATTTGTCTGTTCAATCCATTCACGTACAAATAAAGCCGCGTTATTTGACGGACGATAAAACCATAACCCTGTATTATATTTTACTTTTGAACGTGTTGTTACCGCAATATCAAAATCTTTTTCTGTTATATCAGCAATACTCTTTAAAAACATTAAATCACAGTCACAAACGGCCGTTAGGTGTTTTGCTTTTAATACATATTTTGCGGCGGCGATAAAGGCAAATGCCGTGTCTCTTTTATGATCAATACTCCTCGGAAGTTTAGGACGTAAAATCTTTGGTTTTATTTTCGGCATTACGGCTTTTAAAGAATTTTCAAAAACACGTAATAATTTATTATAATAAAATTTCCTTGCAAAACAAACGGTAATTATTTTCACGCGGTTTTCTTTCTTCTTTTTCTTGACATTTTTGACCTTTTCATTTCATCATTCATTCTGTACCAAATATTCATGGCCTTTCTGTATATTCCAAACGGTTCTTTTCCTGAAAGTACAAGTTTTCGTAATTTAGATTTATAATGACAAAATACTGTATTTTCATCAATAAAATTCCAGTCACAGTCAACAGCATTCCATGTACGCGTAATGTATTTTTTTAATTTTGCACAATTTGCACGGCGATCATGCATGTATCCAAATGCGGCTTGATTCATTCCGGCCCATCGCGCGCGCCATTCATGATGAAAAGTAATATCATGTAACATCTTATGATTTACGTTATACCATTCATTGAAAAAAGCAATTGCGCGTTTTGTCGGTCTTGCAAATACAATGCCTCCGTTCATTGGGATACGCTTGATTATTGTACGCGCGGTATATGCAACGTCAAAATCTTTTTTAAATGCATGTTCAGCAGACCTTAACATTAGCATATCACAGTCTGCAAAAATTACATTATTTTTTGTACTCCGCATATGATCGCGCCAAATCTTTAATTTCACATCATTATAATTGAAGTTTAACGGCCTGTTTGTTTTGTTAGGCGGTGCTTTAATTTCATGCTTAATAAAAATTGCATTTGGCATAAATTTTTTTACTGAGAATTGAAAAACGTCAAGTAAAACTTTATAATTTGGCCGTGGTGGTGGATAATTAAACTGAACTGTAATTATTTCTATATTCGACATTTTTAAAAACCGGGTTCAACTTTCGCCTCCCCCGGTATCCTTTCCTGTATTATGTATCTTCCCCTGCTGTTTCCGGTGTCGGCAATTCGCCGGTAACAATCCAGCCATGATCTTGACACATTACCGTAGGATCTTTACTGGATGCTTTATCTGATTTACTTCCACCAAAGAACTGCTGGTAATATGTTGTAGGTACAAAATACCATGCCTCTTTTTTTGAAGTGATACCGAATGTATCACCGGGTCCGGTTACATGTGTAAGATCTCTTTTCAGTCCAAGCCAAAAATATTTACGCGGTATAAACATAAAAAACTGATTTTGACTGCAACCCTTAAATTCTTTTCTTTTATTCCCGTAAAATTGATATCTTGTTTGACTCGGAAGTATACGGGTAATCTCATTAATCGGGTTAATATTTTTGATCGTTGAGCCGGGAGTCAAACCCCCATTTATACACCGGTTTACACCGCGCACCTGGGTAGTATGTATCATCAGGGTTATGCCTTCCATAACATCAACATATTCACCGGTTTGATAATCGCGGAGTAATCCGAGTTTATTTATTGCACTCTGGAGAGTGTCATAGACATTCTGTTCATATGTCCCGCCGGTTGCCGTTGTTACCGTTTTCGGTGTAGGGTATGAAAAGTTGAGGATAGGATTCAATACAAGGGAATTTTTTCTCAATACATAACCGCGTGCGATTGCCCGTGTTACTTTCTGCGCATCGAAAATATTATTGAAAAGTTGATTGTACAAATCCTGCTCAAAACCAACACCGTAAATTTCAAAACTCATGGTTTCCTGATCGCCGGTTTTTGTTTCAAGCATGTTTACAGGATCACCGCGGCCGGTTATCTTATCAAAATACGCGACGTATTCAAAAAACCACCGCGCATAACAAGGGTCTGTAAATGCATCATTCTGTATTACATTCGCGACGTAAGGTGTTATGTCGGCAAGATCAAGAATCCGCGCGGTAATATCCATCCTGAAAAGATCAAACAGTGTTTCCGCACCTGTCGGGTAATGTTCAAGGCACTGTTTAAGACTGGTGATTCCTTTCTTTTTAAGCTGCCTCAACCTGTCTTCAATTTGTTGCAAAATTACAGATTCGCCTTTACTTCCGTTATAGAAAGGCGCGCTCTTGCTTAATGATAATCTGACTGTCCGTTCATTTATTTCCCGTATCTCGTCTTCACCCCTGGTTTTCATCATCAATTCAAGATCATGCGTTTTATATACCTTCATGGTATGAACGCGTTTCATTTTGAAATTTTGATCTGAAATAAAAGTTTTATTTAAAATATGAGCCATATCCTTTTACCTCCTTTTTTATGTTGAAAGTTCATCGTCTGATACACGCTCAGGCGGTGTAAACTGTATTGTCACAAATTCCTCACCTGCTGCCTGCGCGACAGTAAGAAAACCAACTTTATAGTCGCCGTCGATCGGGGTTGCGTGAAAATTACCAACCCCAGGTGTCATGTATAAAACTGTCCACCTGGGTAGATTCACGCAGTCATCTGCAATCTGTGATATTTGCCATACCGCGCCTACTTCGCTGCAAATTTTCCCGGCTGCACCGGCGGCAAGTCCGTTATTATCTGCAATATAACCCAGTACAGGGAGTGCAATTTCATTTCCATTATTCCAGAAAACAAAATGAAATTGACTTAAATTGACATCCGAGTTATTATCGTATTCATACCACCTTTGGGCGGCAGGTCTCTCTATTCTGTTCATAATATTATACCTCCTTAAATTTCTATGTGTTCAGTTTTTCGGACCGTTTTATCATTTGTATTGTCGCTGCCGGTGACGGATATAAGATTCACATCCGAGTTAACGTCAACAGAATCAAAGGATAATTTTTTTACGGCAGGGTTTTCGTTTGCAATTTCGATCTGTTTTTTCAATTCCTCTTCGGTTACGATTTCTTTTGTAACCATCGAATCGGCGGCAATCCTTTTAAGATTATCCTCTTCTTTTCCGTTCACATTTATTTTTACAGGTCCGAATTTTTCACTCATTGCTTTTTCTCTTATATTCTTGAAATTTTCTTTTTTTACGTTTTCCTGATTTTTAATCATATCGGCAATGGCAGCTTTGTAGTTATCGCCACAAAGCTTTTTAATTTCTTCGATATCTTTCAATGCTGAAAGATGCTCATCAGTAACGACATTAATTTTTAGATCTGCCGCAACCTGATTTTTATTTATTTTTCCATTGTCAATTTGATTGACAATGTTCTGAATTATTTCTTTATATGTATCGTTGTTCATAAGATACACCTCCTTTTTATTTTGCTTTTTACTGACTTTTTGATCCATAGCGCCAAGATTTATTTCAACAGCATCATTACGCTCTCCGCGTACCGATTCAATCGCCTTTACGCTTGAAATCCATCCGTCTTCGTCACGTTCAATTATATCGCGTGTATATGACACAATTGAAAAGTTGACAAGCCCGGCTTTTATATCCCGTATGAATCCTTTATTTGGGGTTTCAAAACCTTCAGGCGGTATGTATATACGTAGAAAAACTTTATCGCCCTTAATTTTTCCCCCAACAGTATAAAAATCATTTTCTGCTGTCTCATAAGAATAGGGGGAAATATGCCCATGTTTACGTCCTGGAATCGGACGGGTTTCGAGTACCTTCAAATAAGATTTCCAGAAATCAGGAGTAAATTCAATACCGTTCGCGAGTTCCTTGATATCCTCTATTTCTTCGATAATGTAAAATGGACTGGTATCATTTTCCTGTATAATATTGAGAGTTTTTTCAGGGATTAATATAGGAATTGTATCCGGGGATACTGACAAATTCAGTTTAATATTCCTGATTATCCGTATATCAGAAGAGATTTGTTTACATGTACTTTTCAAGTACAGCCTCCAAGCTTATTTATAATCATATATTAGCATATACTTATAATAAAAGTCAAGAAAAAAACGATTTTTTTTATTTTTTTTCATAAAATACTTGACAATTTATCTATATAGATATATATTTATAATATGATCAAGGAGGGAAACATGAAACTTACAGAGAAACAAATACAGGAAATCAAAAACAAAAAAATAACTTCAGGTTTCATAGTTTTCTATGATGAGGTTAACGACACCTCATCAGAAGAATACTGGAAATTAAATCTTTCAGACAATACCTGTGAATTCGCAGGATTGTATGTTGACGGTATAAAAAATAATCATTTTTGTTGTGACTATGACTGTAATAATCCCGCCCATTTCGAATTTGACCATGATTATTACGAATTTTCTTTAACGGTACCGGCCGACCAGAATCCGGTAATAACGGGTTGACTTACCCGGAATAAAAACCGCATAGGGGGAAAGTACAGCCTCCAAGCTTATTTTCCCCCGGAAAGGGGACATATGAAAGTCAAAGACGCTATTTCGATTTTAAAAAATCTTAATCCTGAACTTGAAATTTTAACCCAGGATTGTGAGGAAATTACAGAAATAAAAAGCTATTATTACATGCCTGATAATAACCCACTAAGTAAATTTGTAAGAATTACTGTCAAAAAAAAATATCCTTTTCTTAACGATCTCAAAGAAACTCTTGAAAGATGTTATCACGATGAGCATGATCCAAATCATCATTATAAAGATCACATCCAGGCGTACTGCTATGGTATGATTAGCGAATGTGTGAGAAGAGTTTTAAAAAATCAAGGATTATTAAAATGACAGGTGATAAAGTAGTTATTGCCTGGGGATCACGGAAAAGACATATTTTTATAGACGGGGAAATTTTATGTAAAGTTAAACATAAACCCGGGTATTCAAAAGGCGGGCATTATAACAGTTACGATCTTGATCCAGGTGTATTTGACAGGAAGTTTAAGGGCGACTTGGATCAATATACACATACTGATGGAATAATCGAATTCAAATCATTAGAGATTCAAGGTATAATGAGAGAGAGTATATGCAAGAAATGTCAAAAAAAATATGATAAACTCTTACAGGAGAAAAACAAATGAAAGAAAAACTTGACGGAACTATAAATTATGAGAATCCTGTGTGGTGTAAATTAAAAATACAGTGCCCGAATATTGAGAAAACCGTATTTACTTGTAAGGGTTGCTATCATTCTAATGAAGAATTAAGAAAGGATAAAGAAAATGAGATTAAACCAGAAGATTGAAATCCAGGAATTCTTAAAAGGGATAATAAGAAATTTAAACGTAAGCGGCAATAGTAAAAAAATAGAAATTTCAAGTCCCGTATTTGTTTTTGAGACAGAAGAAAAATTAAAATTCCTTATGGAAATTATAACGGACCTGGAAATAGAAATAAAAAAAGAGGAAAAGGAATTGGAGGCGAAAAAAAAATGAAAAAGTTACATCCGCACCAGGAAAAAATATTAAAAAAAGTAGCAGAAATTATTAGTAGAAAAAAAATAGCGGCTATAATTTATATAGATGTGTCATATAAGAAAAAAATGAAATTGAATTGATAAAGGGAGAGTAAGAAATGAAAGTAATAATAATAATTTATTTAAAATATGAGCCATATCTTTGTTTTTCTTTTAAAAATTTTGATTTCAAGTTTTTTCTATCATCATGTAAACAGTTTTGTTATTGTAATATTTTTTTTACTATAGAATTTTGGAATACAAATATTTACGATAAAAACAGTATTGATGTACATTGTAAAATAGATTCACAATGTCAAGAAAAATTCTTCAGTATCGGAATGAATACATACAATTTTAATTTTGATAACTTTGATATAAGCAATAACCCAAATTATCCGTTAACACCTGGAAAAATTACTCCAGTATGGGTAAAAAATGATCATGGTAAACAGATAACTTTTTTAATTGAATAGGAGTAACATGTATGTATATATATGAATGGAATGATTTTTGTCCCAATTGGACATCTGGACTTGCTATTGTCATTGCTGAAAGCTTGTCACATGCACGTAATATATTATGGAAAAGATGTTGTAATGATGGATTAGATTTTGATTCTATACATAAGGAAATATACGATAAAAATCCTATGCAATACAATTTACAAGAAAAAGCTTTTTATGTTACAGGCGGATCTTAATAGGAGTATTATATCATGAAGAAAATTATTTTTTTATTTGTTTTTTTAATTTTATGTATGACAATTTTTGCAGCTGGTGAATCTGAGAATTATCCTGATAAGAAAATAATAACAGATGAAAAGTATTTCAAGATAATCTTAACAGAAGAAATTGACGCTTATAGAACAATAATAATTATTAGATGTATTCCCACAAATGATTTATTTTTAATTGTGAAAGATAAAGTAAATGGTGGTATATCAATAATGCAATTACCGGATAAATATAAGGAAATTTTTAATTGATATGTGTAATAAAAATATTCTATGGTGCTTAAAACATGATAAATTATTCTCTGAAATATATCAAAATAAATATAAATACTGCTTAACATGCACTTATTATAAAAAAGTTTTAATTTTTAAATTTTGCATTTTTCATTATTACCCAGATGATTATAATTATTGTTTTGAATGGTCACCTAAATATTAATTTAAGCAGCCGGTAAATAAACATTCATGTACCATGCATCCAGATAGGGTATACTTAAACCTTTCCCCCAGTCAATAAGATCGTTGACGAATTCGTCTCTCCCGCGTATTCGGTGTGTAATGTAGCATAAACAATTTGTGTGCGGGAAATTAGGTATATTATTTTCAGTGTATGGAGAATTCGCGGCAAGGTCCGGGCAAATACAAACATGAATTCCAGTACCGCCCGTAAGATTCCAGTCGTATAGATACACGGCGGGATTTCTGCTACCTTGAAATTTAGCAGCTTCCTGGAGACTAATATACAATTCAGACCGTGCAATGGCCATCGCACGATAATCAATATTTTTAGGAATTCGCTTTTTAAATTTATAAGTACCGCGAACGATCTCACCGTACCTTTTTATCAATTTTTCTTTTCCGTATGCTGCGTAAAATGTCAAGTCCTTTGCGATCTGTAATATATCCCTCCCCTGTGCTATTCCCATAGAGACTATACTTTTTACGGCCTGCTGAAAATTGGCCGGTATTTTTTTCCATATTCTTTCTACAAATGTATAGCCATCATTCCATAATCTTGTATATGTTAGGTCAATTAATGTTGTATTAAGATTTGAATACATGGTTTCTATGATGGAAAAATCAATTTTTCTTGTATCTGATAATTTCACTGCATCGGATATAAAAGATAAATGCGGCTTACTTGTAAAAGACGATAAATCCGTTATGCCGTCAACAATAATATTCTCAACTTCACCGGCAAGATACGCGCCCGTCTTTCTTAATGATGATTCAAGCTTTTCGTATGATGCGCGCGTCAAAGAAGTTCCGCGCCCGTTAATGTCTAATTGTCTGATTTTTTCTGCTATTTGATTTGCAGCAGTTTTGTATAATTCCGCTAATCCTTTTTGAATTTTTCTGTAGAGTTCTCTATATTTTTTTTGAGCCGCACGTTCGGCGGCGTAAAATTCAGCTTGCGTCATTATACTTGTACAACGTATTTTCTACCATTCCCCCCGGATACCTCTATTTTTTCTTTTTCAGTATTTTCTATATCTTCGATATTTTCCGCATCATCTTTTGAACCTTTCATATCATAATATTCCTGTTCAAGAAAAGCCCGGAGAGTGCCAGTATTTTTTATAGCTTCTTTGAAATCGTCAAGATTATTAGTAATCATTCCAGGCAATAAATCTTTCAGTAAATTATGAATCGTTTCTAAATCAACTAAATGATTATCAGCAAGTTTTTGAATACCAGCGCACCAATTATCGAATACCTGTGAGCGTTCAACCTCTGTTAATGTACTTAATTCATTCCATGAAGATACAAGATTTTCAGGCATATTCTGATTATATGCCATCGCATCAAGTAAAATAATAGCATATAACAATTGATCATACGCTTCTTGTTTTTGCCTTTGCTTTTCCTTTGCAAATGCAATTAACATTCCCATTTGTTCCGCCGCACTTGCGTGATTACCTTCAGTTTTCTTTCCAAACACTATCTCAGGTACACCCGATGTCTCTACAATTGACCAGAAATCCAAATTCAACAATCTAAAGATTTGATCAAGGAAGCCCTGGGGTGTTAAAAACTCTGTTTTTTCATCCGGCATTTTATTTACTATCAAATCAACGTTTTCGATACTAACTTCATTTATATCTGTGAATCCGTTTGCTTTTTTCCAGTCACCCCAGTTATTAACGCCTTGTACAAGTTTTGTCTTCATATTTGCGGCTTGCTGGTGTGCGGATATATTTACCTCTGAATATACTTTTATAATCGGCAAAATTCTCTCAAATTCTGAATGGCCTTCGAATTCCCCGGCCTCTGCATCATTACGAAAAATAACGGGAAGTATACCGGCGGCGTTTCTGCGTATTTCTTTTTCCCGCATCCATGACGGTATTCTTCCAGATCTCACAGTTTCAATATAATTTACTGTATATATTTTTTTTTCTTCAAAAGTATACATTTCACCGTCATAATTGAAAGTATAATTTATAGTCGTTTCAAGCCCTGTTAATTCCTGTCTATCAGGGTCCTGATATATATCTGTAATATATTTTGATTTTATAAAATACAATTTTACGAATCCTGCGCGGGAATCAAACCACGGGAAAACCGCAATTGTACCGGTTATATGACATATTTTCTGAAGGTTGATTTTACTCATCATGAATTTTTTATTATAGAATTCAAGTCTTTTTTTCCAGTACTTTGCGTTTTTTTGTTTTTCAATATCATCAATTTCAAAGTGCGGAAATCCCATGAATGCCATGGGTATATTGATAATCGGATGGAAAAAGAAAGCACCGAGTTTATAACCGCTTTTTGTATTTCTGTATAACTGCATAGCCAAATCATAGTTGACAGTATCCGGGCAGGTCAAATCTACGGTAGCACCTGAGGACCGTGTTCTTATGATATTATCCTGTGTAGTTGTAGTGATACCTGATAAAATGTCTGTTATCCAGTCGTTAAATGAGTTTATTTTTTTAATCAGAAAATTTCTGAACTTTCCATATTTTTTCATAACTTTTTACCTCCTGAAGAAAACCAATTCTTTATTGTCATAAGTTCCCATTTCTCCGAGTACTTCAATTTTTATAAAATCGGTAAAATCTAAATATTCATAATCCAATTCTCTTAAACTTTCCAAATCTTTTAAAATATTTTTTCTTTTTGAAATTATATATATTTCCTCAACATCATATTTACTGAATATCTTAAACAAAGAGAAATTTTCATTATCTTCAACTTCTGGTTTTTCTTCAAGTGACAAAGCACCTTCCCCCGGTGTTTCTTCTGCTATCGTCAGCCCGTGTTCACTTTGCAATTCTTTTATTCTTTTTTCAAGTATTATTTTTAATTCTTCAAGTTCATCTATATTCTTTATTTTATTTATATCTTTCATGTTTACCTCCATTAAATAAATTCAGCCTGCTGATATACAAATTCCTGGATTTCCTCTTTATTCCATAAATCCCCGGATGATTCTTTATGTTTAGATACGTGATTTTTAAATCGTTTTTCTTGATCTTCATGAAATACCGGTTTTATTTCGCAACCCTCAAAATATAAATCCATATCAAAACAAACTACACGTATTGAACCACTTCCAACATGTGAGTCAAAGATCTTCCAGCCCGGCTTCGCAAATTTTCTTAAACTCCACTTATATAATGCTACAGGCTTCTGATTTATATGTATCCTATGTTCTTTATTTTTCATGTTTCCCTGTAACATTCCTTGCCATCTAAATTTGAAAATTCTTGCAGAACAGTCAAAAGAAGTCCAGGCAAGTTCACAGTCGGCTTGATCAGTATTGCCATTTAATTTATCCCATACAATCCAGCAGGATGAATCATAAGGAATTTTTGATATAAAATGATTAGCACCCCATATAATTTGATTTTTTGAAATTCTAAAAAGTTCATTAAAATATTCTTTATCGGGTGGCTTATCATCATAGGAATGATACTTTGTTGGGGATGCTTTGTTTCCTCTTGTTAAATTCTTTTCTCCTGAGCCTTCACCTATTCCATAAGGCGGGTCCGCAATAGCCAAATCATAAAACTTATTAGGTATTTCAGACATAAATTCCATGTTATCAATTAGGTAACATTCATTTTTCATATTCAAATTATACCCCTATTCTTTCATAAGTCAAGTACATTATGTATTTATCGTTTTCAATCGCGTGTGATAATTCCTCTTTACATCCTGCCGATTCATTCCATCCAGGCAGGAGAGCAAAAAAATCACATTTTTCAATCCACTGGAAACACATTTCCAACACACGGCGGTAATTTTCCGGGTTGCTGTCCGTTTTATCTTCCATATAACCGGCAATAGCCACATGCGGACAAAACACATTATACGCATGATCATATAAATATTGCGCCGCCTTGATTGCTATGTTTATATTTTCTTCTATGCATTTTCTCTCTATAATTTTTTTAACCTTTAAATTATGTTTATATCTTTTATACGATTCTTTGTATTCATCAATAATCGTTGTGTAAGGTCCACAAATAAATACAGTTTTCATCTTTCCCCCTTCCAGCCTTTAAACCTAATCGGCTGTTTTAAACTTTTTACCGTCTTACGTCTAAAAAACTTTTTAATAATATTTATCATTTTAAATATTATTTTAATTTTTATAACCGGCCAATTATTACCGGATTCATCAAAATAATAAAGATCACAAAAAATTAATAATGCAATTAAATAAATCAATAGTTACCTCCTTTAAAATGGTATGTCATTATTATTATCAAAAAGATTTTTTATGTATCTTATAATATCACCGGGAACAAATCTTAAATTCCTAAAAAAGTTTAATAATCCATAACAATAATTATCATCGCCCAACATACTGCACGTATAACAATTTGATTCTTCTGGTTTTTTAAATACTTCTTTGCATGGTAATATTTTTAATTTAAATTTCCTGCGTATTTTCATAAACCTGCCCACCTTTTTCTATTCTTAATTATTCTTTCGCGTACTAATTTGCGCATTTCGTTTTTATCTTCACCGGACATATTTATTTTTTGCCCGCTATCATAAAAACACAAAACGCAAGCGTCACCGTCATCAGGTGATCTATGATATCTTTTCCTGAAATCCTCTTTTTGTTCAATTTTCTTTTTATTATTACGGTCATACCCGTATTTACGCCCGCAAAGATCTTGTTTTAATACCGGGTCATTTGGAATACTCGCTGTTTTTAACTTTTCCTTACATTCAAAATACATTTCTGTAGCAGTATCGGCATATTGTTTTTGATCTTTCGGTCGCTCATTAAACTTAATTTCATTTACGTTCTCAAATTCCCATTCTTTTAACAGATCTATTATACCGCCCGCCCCGAGTCCCGCACCGTCAATATTGAAAACTGTCCATTTATCATCAGCTTTGTCAGCTAATTCCCGCGCGGTTTTGACCGGTGATTGGTGTTTTCTGTCAATAATCTTTTTTGCTACCGGTCCCCTGCGCTCATAAACTTTTGTTTTGTCCATGCCATGACGCGCAGGATCGACGCCTAACGTTTGTATACCGGATGGTTGAAAAATTGTTTTCATGGCTATATCTACAAGTGCACGTTCCATAATTGCGAATTCTAACTGTGCAATTGGGTGATTTTCATATACGTGCAAATATAGTTCATAGTCATTTTTCATCATTTCATTTTTTTCTAATTCCAATTCAGGAGGAAACCACGGGTTGTCTGTCCAATTACATTCTATAACCATCGTCGAACCGTTATACTGATAACTATAACCGTTTTCTGTTATAGTTTGAAAATCAGATTGTAGACAGTACAGTTTATACACTGGGTCCAGATCTTCATATCTGTTAAAAATCGCCCAAATTTCCGAACCAGGGCGGCGGATAGTGGGTACTGCCATAATCCAGGAATCTTCTGGGACCGCTTCCGCCTCATCAACTATGAGTCTGTCAAAAAAAGCATATCCTTTCATAGATCTTGCAGCCCGCATGTCTTTTAAACCTTTGAAAGCAAAATAGGAACCTGTTTTTTTATTCCGTATGTACTCGTCTTTTATATCCCATCCTGGATATCCCAGGTATGGAATCAAATAAGAAAGCATCGACCACATGGATTCTTTTATTGATTCCATAATTTCCCGCGCCCATAACACACGCAATCTGTAATTTGACGCTTGACGTATTGTTATGCGGCAAACGGTTTCAGATTTTGCAGATCCCCTCCCCCCGGTAATCATTTTTTTACGGCAGGGTTTCCATAATGGATATAGAATAGGCGGTATTTTGTCTTTATCTTTTTGTCTTAATAATTTGAGTAATTGTATTTTGTCGGTCCTGGAAAGAACGTTTGTCATTTTATCGCTTCAATTTTATGAATGTTTTATTAGTTTCTTTATTGAACTCTGGACAATATTGTTTTCCTTTATCCAGTTAAATACATTACCCTGTTCAATTTCTTCTATCGTAAAAACTTTTGAATAAACGTCACCGATTAAATTTCTACCAGTATATCTTATTTTAATTATACGTCTTCTTCTCCGTATATTATCTTCAATTATTTTCATCAATTTTAATTCACCTATCTTTGGTGGACATATTACTTGCTTATACGAATTTTTTAGTGTATTCCACATTTCTTGAAAAGAATTTTCTACTTCACTGGTTATTTCTAATATATCATCTATTATTACGGGTATTTCAAATTTTAATTGTTTTATATCACCTGGATAGTTTTGTATTGCCTCTATAATTGAATCCTTAATATTCTTCATTATACTTATCCTTTCTCTAATAAAGGAAAAATAATTTTTTCACTTATGTATGTCACCGGATCTTTTTTAATTATCTTAACATTATTTATATATTTTTCTTTTTCCCGATCCGTTAATTTTCTATAACAAATACTATGACATCCAGGGCAGGAATTAAACCCGGTGAATATGACTTTACATTTTATACATTTATTTAACTCCACTATTCCGCCTTTTCTTCTGGTGCCGGTAAAGCAATTTTGCCTTTTTTTATAAGTTTTAGAATATCAGCGTCAATTTCTTCGTCTGACATCTCATGTACATTTTTTTCACCGATGAAATCTTCAATCTTTTCCTCTTCGTCGAAATGAAAAACTTTAGACAGAAATTCAATTGACTTATTCCTGTCACATATTTTAATTTTAATATGCTTTGAAATAACGATGCCTTTATCATTATAAAATTCTTTCGTTTCTATACCATCAATACAATAAGCAAGGTCGCCGAGTTTTCTTAAATCTTCAGTATCAGATAAATTAAAATTACCATCTTTATCAATAATATCAGCAGGGTTATAAAACGCGCGGATTGTATGTAATTTTATCGCCCGCATCTTTACAAGATCTTTTTTGCAATCAATAAAAAACTCTGCGTATTTCCGTAAAGCTTTTCTGCCTTCAGGAGAGTTAAGAAATTTCAAGGCATTATTTTTATTTTTATACCCGCCCGCGCCCTGGAAGAATTGACAGCCATTTAGCACGTAGTCAACTATAAGATTTTGTTGTTTTTTTGTAAGACCTTGCGTCCAGGAATCGTCAAATATCATTTATTCCTCTATCATTATAATAATTCTAATTCATTTTCTTTAAACCACTTTTTTTTAAAAAACAATTCAATTAAACACTTGAAACAAAATATTAGTCTTCCATATTTTATTAAATAAATTTTTGCCTCTGGAGATATAGATATTATTTTTCCCTCTTTAAAAGGTATGTCTTTAAAAACAATATAATCCCCTATTTGGAATTTCATTATTCATTTATTTCCTTTTGAAAAAATTCTTGATTTCTTCTATATGACAAAAAATTAAAATCACCACACCGATTATAAAAAATATTATACCGATCAAAAATAAATTATTCATAAAATAATTCCGGTAATATATTTTTAAATTCTGTTTGTAACGGAATCATAATCTCTCTTATCTGTGGATGTGCTGCATTAGATGTTCTTAAAGAAAAAATATGTTTCCATTCTCTAAGATTTGCCGTTGTTACTATTTCGGTTTTTAAACTATTCGGTAAAACTGAACGGGCTTGCTGTGGTGACCATCCTTCTTTTATTAATAAAAAATAATTTTTTTCTGCTTGCTCCATAGCATCCAGCCAAATATTTTTAGCTTTTGACTCTTTTATTTCATATTTAAACCATGAAGGAATGATAAAAGTAACTCCGCTGCCTGAATAATTACAATATCTTGTGCTCTCTTGTGAAAAAGCACACAATCTATGTCTGACTAATTCATGAGATACTCCACGATCGCAAATAAATTTTACTGTTATATTAACATGTTCAATAACGGACAAATGTCCTCTTTTTATTATTTTTTTTAGAAATTCCGAACCTGTTTTTTCCGTATATTCACTATCGGATTTATAACAAGTTCTACCTGCTATTTCAATTTGTTTTAAAATGGTAATCCTATTTAATTTTGTTAAGATCTCAAAAATTGGTTTTCTTAAAAACATAAAAACTCCTTTAAATAAATTATTCATCAGTAAATTTAATCAATTTTAATTCCCTTTGTCAATCCTATAAGAGTCCGGTTTCCTGCATATATGGCAAATTTATACAGCCATGCCCGCGCTTCTCTCTCTGTCTTGAAAGTTTCAGACCCCTTTTCCGTATCCGCCAGTACGGAAAAAGCAAGTATTTCAGCCGGGCGGATGTAAATAAGTATGCCGTAAAAAAAACCAAATTTCTTTACTTCAATATGTTTATGCTGACCGCATAACTGTATTATAGCTGAATTAAAAAATGGATATTTATTTTTCCGCTTATGTGGTTTATTTACTCCCCGGCAGGATTTACAGATATTTCTATATCCATCGGGGGAATCTACATTTTTATGAAAGTGGATTTTTCTGATCTTCTTTTTTCCACACTGAATACATATTTTATAATTTGTTTTTGGTTTATCCATATTATTTTACCTGTTTGGGTGTCTGGGTGGTGGTGGCGGACTATATTTTTTTAAAACATTTTTTAAAATTAATAACATCTGTTCAGCATTTTCAAGCCACTCGCCCCATGTTTTTGAAATATCCACAAGTCGCCATTCATTTATACAATCTCTGGGGATAAATGAATCATAATAAGATAAAGGGCAATTATTACATTTATAAAACATCTTACATAATGGACAATAATAACCTGCCCAGTTTTCGCCAATATCGTCTAACATTTCTTGTCTATATGCGAAATCATCTTGATTATGTTTTTTTGCCCATCTAATCATATACTGCCAATGAGTTATTGACTGCTTTATTACCTTTATAATTTTTCTTTTATTTCCTGTATTATTTCCCATTTTTTCACCTTACCAATAAAATATTTACCTATATATTCCTTTAATAACATGCGGCAGCCTAACAGACCGCCGCTGATTACAATAAAATAAACTAAATAAATTATATAATAATAAAACATTAGTAATTAAATAATAGCGGGCTTTCCGTTTCCCCGCGCTGAAAATCACCTCCTTTCATACGCATTTATTACCTTTATAATAAGTTTAGCGGAGAGTGGAATTGAACCACTGACCTACGGCTTATGAGACCGTCAAGCTACCCCTGCTCTACTCCGCTACCAGGCATTCATTAACAAACCTCCTGTATCTAAAACAATATAAAAAAATTATTATATAAAGTCAAGTAAATTAATAAAAAAATCCGGTGCCAGAAAGGGGGAAACATTTGACACCGGATAAAATCAAGGAATAAACCAGAAATGGAAAAAAAATTAAAATGGAAACAATATACCTACAATATATAAAACCTGAAGAAAAAAGTCAAGTCCCCTGGGAAAAAAATATTATATTCTTATATGGCTATATTACCATATTCGAATATTAGCATATGCTAATATTTATGGTCAAATGGTCAAATTGACCAGATTATAACAGGTTATTTCCTTGTACAGTAAGGAAATATTTAAATTCAATTGGAATTGTAACAGGGGGGTGTCATAAGATAATTCCTTATACCGTAAAAAATTAAGTACTTGCTGACCAAATTATAACAAATAACTCGAATGTATATATATATATATGGATATTTATACATATGGTAAAATATATTTTTCCCAATATCCTATAGTGTATATATTTGTGTTAAGTTATAATTATATTAATATCTCTATAATTAATAGATATATATTTATATATTTACTTATCCTATAAGGAATTATTTAAAAAATATACTATGGAATTTGCTTGACCAAATTATAACAGGGTTAAAATGATACACTATGTTATAATGACACACGTGGATTATTTATTTATTATATAAAGAATTATGATGTAATAGAAAATAATAAATATGCATATAATTGTTACAGAGAACAAAAACCCTGTTATAAACATGGAATTTTAACGTTAAAACTTGACCATTTTGTAACACTGACTACTAAAAATAAATTTCACGAAATCCGGGAAGTAATTTTTTTATAAAAAATAACAGAATTACTTGACTCTATATAAAAATATTATTATGTTAAAATGAACCTAATCAATATAAAAACCGGGGACCGTGGGTATTGTGTATCCTGGATTGCAGTAAGTAATTCACCCCGGTTTTATTTTCCCCATATGGGGAAGATGATAATTTAAAAGGAAGGGAAAATATAGGAGGTATAAAATTGTTTAGTGGAATAAAATTTTGGCCTATTGCAGTGTTTTTTATAATAATCGGATTAGCAGCAGGTATTATATTAATATTCATTTTTGGATGGCTTATTAACCATGTGAAAATAATTTTTATATAAGGGGAAAATATGACATATAAGGAAGCAATTGATTTGTCAGTAAAGGTATGGCGGTGGCTGTATGATAATCCTACAAAAATAAAAGAGGACTCTCCATACTGGGAAGATATTAAGGGAATGTGGGGTAATTGCCCTTTATGCGATTTTTATCTATGTTATCACGGACCTTTATGTGATAACTGTATACTGTCAAAGAAAAGAGCATGTTACAAAAAATATACTAATACCGCTTATGAATATTATGCTGAATTTAGAATATATAATAAAATTAACCCTGACAGACAAAAACAAGCCCGCGCCTATATTGCATCAAAGCTACGGAGGGAACAAAGACGGCTTATTAAAGTAAGAAAGGGTAAATGGAAACATGACAAATCAGGAAAGATATAATGATATAATAGAAGCAAGCGATAATGGGTTTTTGAAATTAACTGAATGGGAACAAAATTTTATTGATGATATTTATTTAAAACGAATATCAAAAAATATAAAATTAACATGGCCACAACAAAAAAAATTAATTCAAATATGGGAAAGAATTGAATGAAAGGGGTTATATGAAAACATTAATACATAATGCAACAAACGGACAAAGTATTGCAGTTTATATTTTAGTAGGCATAACTTTATTTATAATATGCATACTTCTCATCATTATTTTTATTACATCAGTAAGGAAAAAATAATGAAAACAATAATGATAAATTTAACTGACCATTTATATGATATGATAAAAACTATGTTTTCTCAAATTAAAAATGATATAGAGATAGGTGTTATACTCGAAGCGTTAATGGCTACAATAGGAGAAATGGAAAGTACCTATCCATGTATAAATTCAATTCTATATAGAAATTTAAACCAGGCAATTCAGATATATGAAATGGAGAGAAAAAAAGATGAAACCTGATTTTATAAATACATATAAATGCTGGGTATGGATGGCAAAAACGGGAAGAAATAAAGAGGATTGGCCTAAGTATAATAAAATACAACATCTTTTTGTTAGTTGTGCTTTTTGCCATTATTCCAACTGTACTGATTGTCCTTTAAATGATTCTGTATGCGACAGATTATATCATAAATGGGTAAATGCAAAATATGAAAGCGAAAGTAAAAAACAATATGCAGCAGCTATAAGGGATGAAATATATAAATATTTGTTTGAAAAAGGATTAATAAAATGATAGATCTATTTTTTATTAACTCTGCGTATTTTATAAATTATTCAAGATTATTTGAAGTTAAAAAATATATTGATTATAAATTTAATAATAAATTTACCTGGAATTATAAATATCATTTAAGGGAAACTAAATTTAATAAATTTGTTTCTTTTATTTTAAATACGCAAAATTATTTTTATTTACAAAAAATGAAAGCATATAAATATTATGTAAATTAGAAAGGAATAAATTGTGACAGAAATAGAATGTTATATGATTACAGGAATTAATAAAATCACAGAATTTAAATGTATGAATATTCGTAAAATAAAAAATGGTATAATAGAAAAATGTAACAATTGCTTTCATCCTGAAGATAGCCAATTAAATCAATATATCCCGGTTGCAGAAAATCCTATTGAATTGACTGTAAAAAAATGGGAATGGCTTGCAGAAACAGGGGAAAAATATATTTATAAATGGGAACATTTTAAGGAAATAAATACATTTGGTAATTATTGCGGATTCGGTAAAGTTAATATTGAAACTATATATTGTTATACCCGTAATTGTCCTTTTTATAACGAAAAAAAGGTTATAGGTGAAAGGTGTTTTTCGGGGAAATTTAAAGAATGGCAAGAAGCTGACAGTTCGGAATTGAGAAAAAAAATTGCCCTGGAAATCCTGGAAATTATAAAAAAGAAATATTCAGGTTAAAAATGAAATATCCGGAAGATTTTATAAACAAAATAATTTGTGGCGATCATCTGGAAGTTATGCAGTATATCCCGGACGATATAATTGATCTCACAGTAACGTCACCACCTTATGATGATTTGAGAGATTACGAAGGGTATGTTTTTGATTATAAAAAGCTTATTCCTGAATTGTACAGGGTAACCGTACCAGGTGGCGTTGTAGTTTGGGTTGTAGGGGATATGGTCAAAAAAGGAAGCGAAACGGGTACAAGTTTTAGGCAGGCGCTTTATTTTATGGAGTGTGGATTCAAGCTGCATGATACTATGATTTATAAGAAAATAGGAATATCATATCCAGAAACAAAACGGTATTATCAAATATTTGAGTATATGTTTATCTTTTCAAAAGGAATTCCGAAAACATACAATTTATTACAGGATAGAATTAATAAAACCGCAGGTGAGAAAATAAGCAAGTATGCAAGGGAAAAAGATGGAACATTTAGAATTAAATCAGGAAATAAAAAAGGAAGGAAAACGCAGCAATATGGAGTTAGGTTTAATATTTGGAAATATAAAACAGGCGGAATCTATACAACAAAAGACGAAATCGCATATGAGCAGCCCGCTATATTCCCGGACCTTCTGGCATATGACCATATCCGGTCATGGAGTAATGAAGGTGACATAATCCTTGACCCCATGTGTGGAAGTGGTACGACCTGCAAAGTGGCAAAAAATAACAACCGGCGGTATATTGGTATTGACTGTTCAGAAAAATATTGCAATATATCCAGAGAACGATGTGATAATAACGGTTTGTTTGATACTTGACTATATATAAAAAAATTATTATAATAGGTGCATTATGAATGATAAAAATTTTCCTATTTCAGTAAAAAAAGCTTCCGAGATTACCGGTCTTTCAATTTGTACTATATGTGTTCATGCAAAAAGGAAAAATATCCCAATGTTCGGGTCCGCTGCTTATTTAGTCTCTGAAAGATTCCTGGAATATTTAAAAACGCTAAAACCGAAAAAAAGAAAGGCGTATAATTGAAAGATTTACCGCGCGGAATGAAAGTTGTAATTTTTATTTTATTTCTATTTTTAGAAATTGGAGTTTTTAATTTAATTTTAGCATTAAAAACAAATAATGATCACGATTTAGAATTTTCTATATTGGAGTATGAAGTAGTTTTTTTAATTGTAGCTATCACAGCAATTTTATTAGGTTTCTGTTTTTGTAATATTTTTCGCTCCTGGACCCCTGCTGAACTTATTACGAAAATGGAAAATATAGAGGAAATAAATAATGTAATTTTATCTTTATATCAGAAGAAAAAAAAGCTTATTATTGAGAATCCAGAATTAAAAAAATTGCCTGATAGTGTTAATGTTGAAATAAAATGAATTAAGGAATGAATAATATTGATACCTTTTGATCATAAAAAACCTGATTTTGATAGTAAATTATATACTAAAAAATATGGTCATTTCATTAAAGCGTGGAAATGGTTTGATGAAAAAGGAAATTGGATTTTTTGTACTGCGTATTACAAAAACCCAGTGCAAGGGAAAGATTTTTTTCAAAATAAAAAAACTATAATAGAAAAAAATTTTAAAACCTTTATTTATAAAAATAATGAATGGGAAATATCAAATGATATATTTTCTTTTTATAATATAAAAGAAATACAGGAAACAAAGAAACCCATTGTAATTGTAGATAATGAATTTTGTATTGATATTTTAAATAAAACAAATAAAGAAGATTTTACTTTTACGACCTGGAATGGTGACGTGTCTATTATAGAAAAACTCGATTTTTCTATTTTCAAAAATAAAACAGTATATTATTTTTCATCATCATGGGTACTGAGTAAAAATATAATTAATTACATAAAAGAAAAAAAAATTGATATAGTAATAGTTCCGCCTATGGTAGAGCGTCCAGGATGGAATATAGTTGATGATATAGAAGATATGCACCTGGATAGAGAAACTATACGGGCATGGATACAAATAGAAAAAAAAGAATTATCAAAAGACAAACCATCTGAAGACATAAAATTTCCATTTAAAATTTTAGGTCCCGGAAATGGTTATATGTATTTTTTACACGGGGAAACCGGGCAGATATACAGAGTGAAACAAGGAACGTTAAGTAATTCGAATTTAACATATTTGGCACCCCTGGAATTCTGGCGTGATGAATTCGGATATGAAACAAAAAGAGGGATTTCAATATCCTGGATGGATGCACAAGACGTGATAAACAGAAAATTAAATAATAAACCACCTTTCGATCAAAATAAAATCCGAGGGAGGGGGATATGGAGAGACGGGGAAAAATTAGTAATTCATACCGGTAGAAATTTAATCATCGGTGAAACTAAAATTGATGTGCGTAAATATTCACCTAACGGACATATATATGAAAGAACAAACGAATTAAAATTAAATATTGATAAAGTTGAAATAAATGAATTTGAAATAAGTAACATAAAAGAATGTGTACAGAAATTGTCTATTTCAACAGAATTGGAAAAACTATTTTTATTAGGATGGTGCGTGTTGGCCCCGTTTGGCGGTGCTTTGGAATGGCGGCCTCATATTTGGATTACGGGACCGGCCGGGAGTGGAAAAACGGCTATAATACAAATGATTATATTAAAAATACTCGGTGATTTCGTCCTTTATGCGGAGGGCGGTAGTACCGGCGCGGGGGTTATTCAGAATCTAAAAAATGATAGTTTCCCTGTCGTTCATGATGAGGTCGACAAAAATAAAAAGACAAAGGATGAATTAAGATTTGAACTTGATATTTCCAGGTCGTCAAGTTCGAGTAAAGGAAATTTATTAAAAGGTACTGCCGATCATATAGGGAAAAGATTTAATTTCAACAGTATGTTTTGTTTTTCCTCAATAAATCACTTGCTTGAAAAAAAAAGTGATAAATCAAGAATTTCTCTTGTTAATTTAACAAGGAATAGACAAATTGACTGGAAAGATTTTCGTAATGAAATCAGACAAACATTTAATAACGAAACTTGTCAAAAAATAAGAAGCCGGGTTTTTTATAACTTTCCGATTTTCCAGGAAAATATAAAAAACTTTTGTGATGTATGCGGAGTGTACTGTAATGATCAAAGAATCGGCGATCAAATAGGTACATTACTTGCCGGTGCTTTTACTTTGTATCATCTAAAAAATTATACTGAAAATGAAATAAATAAAATCTGTGAGAAATATATAAAAGACATAAATACAGACGATGATAATATAACCGATGAATTAGAATTGTTATTGAAAATATTTACAACTAAAATTCAATATATAGGTTACGATTCAAAAAGAGAAGATACGACATTATTTAATCTTTTACAGCGTGCCGCCGGGATGGAAAATAATACACCTGATATAATCGCGACAAAAGAGTTACTGAAATACGGAATAAAATATGATAAAAATAAAATATATATTGCTTATAATTATGAGTGGATAAAAAATATATTAATACAAACTATGTGGTATAATAATTATGGACAGGTTTTAAAAAGATTATCATTTGCAGAACAGAGAACAGAGGTTTGTCATTTTTCATCATGGTATCATGGGCGCGCTGTTATTTTGAAGGCTGAAAATGTTTTACGTTTATCGGATGATAAAATTTATATGGAGGCAGGATTTTAATTATGCCATTATTAAAGGAAAAATAGTATATGTATAAACTCCGTGAATATCAGGCAAATGATATATACAAAATACGCGCCGAATATCGCGCCGGTGCAGGTGCTGTACTTCATGTGTCACCTACAGGCAGCGGAAAGACTGTTGTATTTTCTCACATAACAAATAACGCATATAATAAGGGCAAGTCCATATTAATATTGACACACAGGAATAATTTACTACAACAAACAAGCGAAAAGTTGAAAGAAAACGGATTAAAACACGGGATAATTGCTGCCGGTTATCCATCTATACGATATAGAGTCCAGGTTGCATCAGTACAGACACTTGTTAGACGTTTACAACATTGGGAACACTTTGATTTAATTATCGCTGATGAATGTCATCATTTCGGATCCAAAACATGGCAGAAGATAAGGAATCACTTCTGTAAATCTAAATTATATGGATGTACTGCTACACCGTTACGGCTGGATAATTACGGACTCGGAAATGATTTTGATTCTATGGTTTTAGGACCGTCTTATCAATATTTAATCGAAAAAAGTTATCTATCAAAACCGCGGTATTATGTACCCGATCATATTAATCTTGACGATATAAAAAAGTCAATGGGGGATTACAACAAACACCAATTAAGCGAAAGATTCAATACAGATAAATATATAATCGGAAATGCAATTGAACATTATTCAAAACTTGCAGACAAAAAACCTTGTATGATTTTCTGCATAAACATACATGAAGCGAAAAAAACCGCCGACGAATTTATAAAAGCTGGTTATAAAGCGATAGCAGTACATTCAAAACTTGAAAAAGAAAAAATAAAAAAAGCTATACTTGATCTACGTGATGGGAAAATTCATGTTGTTACAAGCTGCGATATGATAGGTGAAGGTACTGACATTCCCCGTGTTGAATGCATAATACAATTGAGACCGACATTATCCCTTTGTCTTAATCATCAACAGAACGGCCGGGGGTTGCGTCCATATCCAGGAAAGGAATTCTCTATACATATTGATTCCGTCGGGAATTGTGAAAGACACGGATTAATACATTGGCCGATAGCCTGGAAATTGACAAAGGAAAAATTTGAACCGAAAATATCAAAAGTAAAAACTTGTAAATACTGTTTTGCTTCTTATCCCGCTTTTAAAACAAAATGTCCATATTGCGGGAAAGAACCTATTCGCAGAACAAAAGAAGGTCCGGTGGAAAAACAAGGTAATTTAAAAATGATCGACTATAAAGAGTTAAACGATGAGATAAATAAAAGCGAATCTCTTGAAGAATTACAAGCCATCGCATTAAAAATGAATTACAAGCCACATTGGGCTTATCATATCTGGAGTACTAAGAATAGACAGGAGGTTATAAAATGAATTCTAATATTTTAAAAAATGCAATTTTGCATCATTTTAGATTTAAAAGAGGATTTTATTTATGTGCAACAGAAGTACGATTGCATGGACAAACATCAGACATTATGTTATGTAATGATGATAATGAAATAATTGATATAGAAATAAAAATATCATATTCTGATTTTTTAGCAGATTTTAAAAAATTGAAACATAAAAAAATAAAAGGTACTCCCGGTTTTCCTTATCTATATGCAAATAAATTATATTTTTGTATTCCCGCTGATTTGAAAAAAAAATGTTTAGAATATTTAGATAATAATAAACTACCTTATGGATTAATTACTTTTAACGGATATTTAACAATAATAAAAAAGTGTAAAATGAATAATTATATTTTTTCTAATCAAGAAAAAATAATTAAAAGAAAAATCTTATTGAGATTATCAAGTGAAATGGTTTTTTTGCGCAATAATCAAAAATGTGAAAATTGCGGACATATAAATAAACCAGATTTAATAGGAAAGGTGTTTGTATAATGGGAGAAAAAGAACGTGAAATTATAGACGAAGTATTATTGGAGGGTTCTTATGATGGTCGGTTATTCCGGGCGAATTCCGGCATGGGATATCAAGGTAAAAATATTCAACATTTAAGAATAGGAAAAAATGAAAAAGGAATTGTTAAAAAAATAATTAATTCTTTAATAAGCTTTTTAAAAAAAATAAATATTAGATTTAAAAATCTAATAATATTGATTAATATACGCGTGTTTCATGGTATGCCTGAAGGTACCCCGGATATAATCGGCTGGAAAAGTATTGAGATCTGCGAATGGTTAAATGAAAATATGCAAAAACATCCTTGCCGGATTTATAAAAATAAAAAAAATGAAAAAAAATCTTGTGAACTCTGTCCTTTTCATAAAAAAATTGCTATATTCAGAGCAGTGGAAATAAAAACAGGAAAGTTGAAATTGACACCGGAACAAAAAAGATATAAAAAAATATTACTTGAACATGGGGGAATTTATGAAGAAAAAAGAGAAATATAAAGCCGTCAAAGTGTGTGGCGGTAATTGCCGGTTTAATAAAACTGCCACAAGTGGACTCGGGTCAAATGTTGGTTATAACAATTTTAGAAAACGAAGGTTATTTTATTGTTCTATTTCTAAAAACCGATGCGGGAAAAATACCACATGTAAAGTATTTAGAAATGGAAGATTTGCATTTGAAGAAAGGAAACAAAATGAGTAAAATTAAAGAAGAAATTAAAAATTGTTTTAAGTGTTCTCATTTTAATGTTTGTATAAAATATAAAAATGGTATTGATGATTTATTAACCACTAAGAAAACATTTGAAGAAATAGCGCTTGAAATTGCGAAAAATTGTAGTCATTTTGAATATAAAAAATTTGAGACTTATCAATTAAAAGATTTTAAAGATATGTTGAAAATGAAAATTGAAAATATTAATGATGCAAAATTATTGCTTGCATTATATCAAATTATAAAAACCATAGAAGGGGATATATAAAATGAAAAACAAATTTAAACACAAACTACATCTACATAAAAGGAAAAAGAAATTTAATGATACATTAAATGTACTCATCGAATATATGGATTCAAATTATCCGGGCTGGAAAAATACAAAGGATGCAGGGCATATAAAAAAACGGCTTAATCAGGCAGCCCGTAAAATGACAAGTAATTCATTTATTAAAAAAACAAAAGTTTTAAAAAAATCTGATTTTAAAGATTGGCCGTTTACTTCAGATTCGATAATACTTGTACAAACGTCAAAGCGTATGATTTCATGTATTATTGATTTTCAGGAATATGCATTAAACGGATTGGCAGAATCGGGGTTAAATTTAAAATTTCCTCATGACTGCGAAAAAGCAATAAAAGGTAAATCCGTAGATGAATTTATCAAGATAGGATTAGAATTATGAAACAAGCATACAAACAACAAAGGTTTAATAGTATAACAAGAGATATTATTGTAAAGGCAAATAAAATATTTCTTTCATACTCAGAAAAGGGTTATGCCGTTACTTTGCGACAGCTTTATTATCAGTTCATAGCACACGATCTATTTCCCGAGTCAAAACGTTATTCCTGGAACGGTCGAAAATGGATACCTGACAAAAATGGGACAAAAAACTGTCAACCTAATTATAATTTTTTAGGTGAAACTATGAATAACGCGCGGTTATGTGGCTTAGTTGACTGGAATTATTTACACGATTTGACAAGAAATTTAAAACGTCTTTCCACATGGGAAAAACCGGGGGATATAATTGAATCGGCAGCATATCAATATAGAATTGATAAATGGAAATATCAAAATAATTATGTTGAGGTATGGGTTGAAAAAGATGCATTAATACAAATAGTCGGAAAAGCGGCGAATAAATATGAAGTTCCTTATTTTTCTTGTCGCGGTTATACAAGCCAATCTGAAATGCATACAGCATCACAAAGATTTATTCACAGAAATCATAAAAAATGTATTATATTACATTTAGGTGATCATGATCCAAGCGGAATTGATATGTCAAGGGATATACAGGACAGGTTAAAAATGTTTAAGGCAAAGGTGAAAGTAAAAAGAATTGCTTTAAACATGAATCAAATTAAAAAATATAATCCCCCGCCTTCACCGGCAAAAATGACAGATAGCAGATATCAAACATATATTGATCAGTACGGTAATGATTCATGGGAACTTGACGCACTTTCTCCAGACGTAATAGAAAATCTTATAATCAATAATATTGGAAAATATATCGATGATGAATTATGGAATTATGCTATTTTAAAAGAAAATATTGATAAAAAAAAGTTAGATAGCATAGTGGAAAAACTGAATAACGATGAATTATGAAACAAGGCGAATTATTTAATATAAATGATTTATCATCACAAAAAAATAAAATGATTATAAGATTAAAAAAAGATTATAGAGGTTTCCGTGGTATAGGTTTTGATCATAAAAGTACTGTTGAATTAATGATAATTTCTTATAATAGACAAAAAGAATTTGAATATATTCCTATTATAAAAAGTATTTCAAAAGAAGAATTTGAAGGGAAATAAATAATGGTATATATTGATAATTATAACAAAAAATATGCACGCATGACCATGTGTCATATGATAGCAGACACCGAACAGGAATTATATGAAATGGTGGATAAAATAGGTATTCAACGAAAATGGAAACATAATAATCATTATGATATTTGTTTGTCAAAAAAACAACTTGCCATTAAAAACGGAGCTATAGAAATAGAAACTCTTGAACTTGCAAAGATTTGGTATTTAAGAAAGATGAGAGAAAAAAGAAAATTAAAAAGAGTGCCTATTGCAATAGATTTAAAAAATTTATCCTTTAAAGATTATTTTAAAAATGAAAAGGAACGAATACGGAATGAAAATACCTGAATTAAAATTATATCACAGTATATTACTGCTTGTACCTCTGGGATGGTTTTTGAACGGAAAATATTATTTTTCAAGATTTCAATCTGAAGGTTTTGATTTTCCTTTATCAATAGTTATTGCGGTTACTCTAATTATTTTTGCGTCGTTTGTTTTTGGCTGTTCTCAATATTTCAGGGAAAAAAAATCAAGATTATGGGTTTTATTTTTTTCTGTATATATAATATTAGCGATCTATTCTATTAACTGTACTACCGCCGGGCAATACTGGGACCAACAAAAAATAAACCAGCAATCCGATACAGTAATTATAGACAAAGAAAATACGGCTTTTCTAATTTCGCTTTATAAGGAAAAAATAAATGATTTAAAAAATGAGTATAAAAAACTAAATACCATAAGAGATAATTCCTTGTCAGATTTATCAGATCTATATTATTATAAAAATACAACAAAAACCATTGAGGATATGAAGACAGAAATAAAAACAGAATTAAAAGATTATGAAACAAAATTAGAAAATTTATTAAAAAAAAATAAAGTATCCGCGAAAAATCAAGATGATATAAAAATGTCAAAAACCTTATATATTTTTTATAATGAAAATTCACCAGAGAAAGTACAATTTATTTTCCAGGTAATATTATCTATTATAATAGAAAGTATTGCACAGTTATCCATTTTTTCAATTATAAAAATTGAATTCTTTAATACAAAAAAAAATGAAATCAAGGAAATAAAAAATATTTATACTCCTGTAAAAATAACAAAAAATGAATTGAGACATTTTTGTGTTATCGCCTGGGGGGGTATTGAAAAAAAACAATCTAAAAGTTTAGCGGGTAAAACTGCATTTATGAATATAGCGTCGAAAGTATGTCATAGTTTTACTGAAGAAAAACATTCTATACTCATGAGGAAAGCCCTTGAAAATGATTTGATAAGAAAAGAAAATAATGAGTATTTCCCCAATTTTATTGACAGAGATAATTTTTATCACAATATGTGTGAGATTATGAATTTCACTTGACGGTAACATAATAATATTGTTATATTAAGAAAGGAAAAATATCAGGAGGTAAATCATTATGATAACAAGAAAGGATTTTGAAAAAAAATATGGAACTAAATTAAATAGTTTTGCAAATTGGGAAGATATTGAAACCGCTTTACAATCTGATGAATGGGAACCGGTATTTTCTGAGTTCGTTTTTAATCCAGAAGATATTGATAAGCATTTTACTTTTATTGAACCATCAAATACATGGTATCCCAAAAAAGAAACTTTTCTTGATATACTTGAAAAGTGCGGTATAGATCTATGTAAGATAGATAATACAAATCATGAGATTGTAGAATATGTCCAGCGCAGAATTAATATAAATCCTCTTCTTGTGAAAAGTGATTTTGACGAAGAAACAATTAGGTTAATGGATATATCAGTTAAGGTTACAAAGGCAGGAATAAGACGGACCGGTGACGGGCAATTTAGAACATCGGGAGCGCAAAGCGCTGAACATCCATTTTATAATAAAGCGGTTGCCATGTGGAACAAAGAAGAGGCTTTCACAGAAGGTTATACGAAATTTTCATATACAGATAAATACGGAAAAGAGCACAAAATATATCCTAAATACCAAAGTTATTATAAAAGAAAATCACATCTTGACACATTAAAAATTCATGCTCTGGGTATTGCACGCACAAAAGCGATAAACGCAGTGGTTTCAATATTGGCAGGATTACCAACCGGCTTTAATAAGGAATTACTAAATTATGGTTGTTTTGGTTTTGTAAAATTCGTAAGATCAAAACAATACCAAAAATTATATACAATGGCAAAACTTGACGCAATAAGAAAAGGTAATACTGCACAGATTGAAAAAATCAGTGCTGAAACATTCGGAACAAATCAGATAGAAGCGCCTATACAATCAGATTTACAGGATGCCGAGTTGACCAATTTTCCCGAGTCTGAAGATGATATCCAGAATGTCGAGTTGACTGATAAACCGGCCGAGTTGGACGCAAAAACACAAATTAAAATTATTATTGAAAAGTATATTAATAATAACGGTGAAAATGAAAATCTCTATACGATAAAAAATACACCGCGTGCGTATAATTATATTTGTTCAAATCTTGATAACTGGGATAAAATTGATGAAACAAAGGCAATTGATTTGCTTTCCAAAATTGAAAGCATAAAGGGAATAATAAAAATAGATCATCAGGAATTTAAAGATAATTCAGAAGTTGATATTTTTAAGAAAGGGAAATTATGAAAATACTTGAACTTGCGGACCTTCACCTTGATCCAAAATGGATTGAACAGCAGAAACCATGTTTAGATAAAATAAAATATGTGGTAGAAAATGAACGTGTACATTTTGTTTGTATTGCTGGTGATATATTTAACCGGCCTCTTTATAATTCCGATAATGACTATATTTCTTACATCCAGAATTATTTTAAGGAATTAGCATTTATAACGAATGTAATAATAATTTACGGCACCCCTGCGCATGATACTGCCGGAAGTTTGAGTATATTAAAAAATGTTGGTTGTTATATTATAAAACCTGAAAAACCACAAATTATATTTAATTATCTTTTTATAGGATTACCGGAAATAGACAAAAGTCATTTTATTGCAAAAAATAAATGTAGCATGAAAGATGCAAATTTAAAAATACAGGAAAATATAAATAAATTTATAACAGAATTCTGGGTTCCATGCCGTGAAGCGAATAAAAATATACCCTGTATTTTTTTAGGGCATGGCGTTTTTGTTGATAATATCCATCATAATAATCCTATAATAAGAAATACGGATTTTATAATTGATAATAAAATACTTACAGAAATAAACGCAGATAGATATATTTTCGGTCATATACATACACCGAGTGAAAGTAAAATATTAAACGGCGGTTATGTTGGTTTCACCGGTTTTGATGATCATCCCTGGAATAGTACAGGTTTCCAGCCCGGGTTTAATTTAACTGAAATTAAAAAAAGTGATATGTTTATAAATTATAGATCTGAAATTGTTCCCAGGTTTTTAACAGAAACAGTCCGTATTGATTATCCGGTTGTAAGAAAAAATAAATTTAAAATTGATTATAATAATTTTAAAATAAAAGAATATTCAAAAAATCTATTGAATAGTAATTCTTTTGATGTTCGTATCAATTTAAAAATTAAAAAGGCTGATTTATTGAAAGTAAATATCCATGATTATGAAAATAAAATTAAAAATAATTATTCTCTCAATTCCTGTAAAATAATTCCTGAAATAATAAAAGAAGAATCTCAACGCATAACATATGAACAGGCGGAGAAATTAAATACATTATGGGAAAAATATTGTTTTTTCAAAGGATGGGAAAATACTCATGATTATGAAGTATCACAGGATAAAATAAATGAAATAGAAAAAAATGTATCTTTTCAATCAAAGCACAGGGAAAAAATAATTGTAGATTTACTTTATCTGGAAATAAAAAATTCAATCTTCAGTATAGACGGGCAAGGTAAAAATACATTTGTTTATGATTTTTCAAAAGATACAACAGGATTAATATTAATAGAAGGCGATAACGGACAAGGAAAATCCTCTTTCTTTGGTTTTGCCTCACCTTATCCCGTGTTTATCGGTTTTGATTATCGAAGCTTGAAAGAATTATTTTTAGGCGATGGTCATATAAAAAAAGAATTTAACGTTAATGGAATTATACACAGACACATTATCTCTATAAGAGAAAACAAAATAGAATGTTTCTGGTTTTACAGAGAAGAAGGGAAAATGCTTTTTAGAAATCTTCATAATGCTTTATCATTAAAAAATTTCATGATTGAATGCGAAAAGTTCTTTGGACCTTTGTCTTCTTTTATAAGCACGTCATTTTTTTCACAGGAACCGTGGAGAATGAAAAATTTCACCAGTTCAATAACTTCCTCAAATTCAACTGACATGAGAAACGCTTATCATGAAATTATAGGTATATCAAGGGAAAAAGAGAAATTATATGCCCGTGAAAAAAAAGTAATATTAAACCTTGAGTGTTCAGGGTTAAATATGAAAAAAAATACTATGTTGGAACTGATAAAAGATAAATATATGATATGGAATAAAATAGTAGAATTAAAAAGAAATTTAAATATACTTGATAATAAAGCAAACGAATTTGTTTATGAAGAAAATGAAAAACGAAAAGAATTTGATAATTTAAAAGTAGAAAATGAAAATCAAATTTTAATTAATATGAAAATTAAAAATATAGAAAATGAAATACATTCAAAACAAGTTCAGAAAAATATTATACAAGAAAAAATAAGAAGATTGAAAAAAAATGATATTAAGAAATTAAAAGAAAACTTAGCAGAAAATAAAAAGTTTAAAATTGCTATAGAAAATCAGTATAAAAAAATACAACAGTTAACAAAACAGAAAGAAGAAATAAAACAGGATAGAGATTATCATCAGTCCTGTATTATTGATTGTAATATAAAGATAAAAGAATTAAAGAATAACATAATTATTTTATTTAATGAAAATGAAAATTTAAGAAACCAGAATTCATTTTTGTCCGTTCCTTGTGAAAATTGCAATCATATCAATAAAAAAAATAAAGACACAATAAAGGAAAATGAAATAATAATAAAAGAAAATGAGAAAAAAGCAAAAGGATACAATATACAAATAAATCAATATATTGAATTAAAAAAAGAACATGTAAAAGATATAAATAAACTTGATATTCAGAATATAATAGACGAAATGAAAGAAGGTGAAAATACAATAAAGAACCTAAAAAAATTGCTATTAACAGAACTGGATATATCAGCCATTAATAATTCAATTAATCAATACTCAAAGATTGAAGTATATGAAGAAAATCTAAAAAACTTAAATGATGAACTTGATATACTTATAAAAAATAAAAATGATTTTGTGGATAAAATAAATCCTCACATAGAGAAAAATTATAATGAACTCGGGAATGAATTGTACTTAATTCATAATAATATAATTGAAATTGATAAAAATATTTCAAGTAATCAAGTACTGCTTAAAGAAAAAAAGAATCAATACAGCAATATCCAGCAGTATGAAAAAAATATAAAAGACCTTAAAAAAAGAATAGATTTTCTTGATTTTGAAATTCATGAATGGGAAATTATAGAAAGGGATATGGCATCGAATAAATTCCCGGCATTTGAACTTGATATAATTCTTCGGGATATTGATTTTTCAATAAATCAGAAATTAAAGGGAAAGTATATTATTAAAACAATAACGCAGGATATTAATAAAAATGGTGAAATAATAGATAGATTTGACATCCTTGTTTATAACCCGATTTCAGGGATAGAAAAATCATTATTGAAACATTCCCCAGGGCAACGGGCTTTATATTTTCATGAGCCGATTTCCCAGGCATTAAGAGAGAAACGACAGGAAAATGAAAATATAATTTTCCAATGGTCAATATATGATGAACAGGATAATTTTATTAAGTATAAGCACATACAGAAATATTTTGACGCTATGCAAGATTCATTACCTGAAGGGCATACACGATTTATCATGAGTCAAAAATCTGAAATATATAATTTCATAAAGAATACTATTAATATAGAAGAAATTGGAAAGAATACATGAATATAAAATTCCCCATTGGAACAAAAACAGCAGCGAAATTATTGAATAAATCACAGGTATGTATTAGAAAGCACTGCGCTTGTATCGGTGTGCCTCATTTTATATCCGGTAATAAAAATACACCTTTTACGATATATGAAAACGATTTTAATGAATTGAAAAAAAGAATACATGAAAGCCCCGGGAATCCCGAAGGTTTTAATAATCATATAAGAAAAAAGAACAGGTTTTTTAATCTCCCGGATATAAAATAAAATCATATGACTCTATTGTTTTTTCATGTTTCCCGTAGTCATCTATCATATTCAGAACATCTTGACAAATACGTGTAAAATTTTTAAATGGCACTTCTCTAACAATTGTTTTACCATTGACAACTACATGAAGCGTCAATTTATTTACTTTGTGATAATCGAATAAGACACGAATTCCGTTTAATTTCATAAAATACTCCTTTACATATTTTGAAAATCCAGGGTATCGATCTCAACATCGCAATTACCCTGTGCCTGCACCGCCTTACGTGTTGCAAGGTATTTTAAGGGGGAAACATCATAAGCAACCTTGAAAGCGTATCTTTTATTTCTGGCAACCATGGCCGCTATTTTGTTCGCTTTCCAGTCCTGATAGGTTATTCCGCTTTTTACCCCTGCCCATGCCATTTGAAGTGCTTTTGATAATGTAATATTGTATTGTTTCCTTAATCCGTGGGCTGCTGTCATAATAGCGTTTAAATTGTATTTCATGTTTCCCTCCTTGATCATACTATAAATATAATACATTATCGTATAAACGTCAAGTAAAAGGTTGACGTTTATACGTTTTTTTTATATATTTATAATCAGGAGGCTATAAAATGAAAATATACAATTCACAGGAAATTTCAGAAATAACCGGGGTATCAATTCGCGCTCTTCAGCGATGGTCAAAAAATGGAGAAATCGGAAAAAAATTAGGTAGGGAATATATGTATACCGATGCTGACATTAATACAATAGAAGAAAAGAAACAGAATAAGAAAAAAAGCTTAACAAACAAGTAGTATCATGAGAAAAAAAAATGAAATTCTTTTAATTATTTTTCATAAAATGCTTGACGTTTAAACGATATTGGAGTATACTATTAATAGAGAGTGAGGGAAACAGCAGGGCGGATGTTATTTGATAAGCAGCCGGGTGGCCGGAAGTGACCACATCGGGGTTGAGGGCAGAAACCTGAAAGAGCGTACAGGTGGAAAGCGGGAAACCGAAAAAGCCCAGGACTAACCGAAACGGCGGGGAAAAACAGAACAGGGGAACAATCAGTAACCAGGCTGACGGGCGTTTCAAGGGCGCATGTTTCCATAGCAGGAAGTGAAACCGAATCATGTGGGAACCTACGGTCGAGGAAGTGTATTGATTCGGCTTCCTGCTTGTAATTACCCGAAAGGGAGAAAGAAGGGAATTATGGAACTTACAGAGAAACAGGAATCTTTCAAAGGAAAAATATATGTAGAATTGGAAAGAAAACTTTCTTTTTGTACAAAAAACGAAAGAAGACAAAACAAATATGCATTTCTGATTACTGCAATCAGAAATGCAATTAAGCAGACATGGGAGAAAGAAAACTTTTCAGAATTGGTTTTCTTTTTTAATCACCTTGATTATGAAAAAGAAGATCTTATTCGGCTATGGAAAGCAAACAATTTCACAACGATTTTCAATTAAGCACACGGAAACAAGGCTGACCATCACGGGAGGGGGTTCAATTCCCCCGGTTTCCTATATTTACCCTACCCCCAGGGTTAAGGGGAAAGGAGAGAATCATGATAACGACGAAATATGATTATAATCAGACTACGGAAACATGGTCGTATGTAATATACGATAATGGGCAGGAAATTACGAATAGCAGTAATGTCCCGCCCTTTGATCAAAAAGAAGATGCTGAGGAATCCGCATTTTCATGGTTACTTGCGAACGAATATTATTAAGTCTTTATTGAGGAGAGTACTGTACAAACTCTCCTCATTTTACCCGGTCACCCTGCGGGGTGCCTGGGCGAAATTACCGGCTGCCGGGTACGTGGCAGAGAGAAGAGGAAGAATATGAAGATAATGGAAAGTCATATTGTTGATTTCAATAATGGTACAGCGGCAATTATGTACCATAAAACAGAAAATGGGTGGTATAGAGACAAATGCGGATCATATGGATGTCAGTATTTACGGATACTTGAAAAAGTAAGTAATGCTGAAATTGAAGAATTACAAGAAAGGGGTTTATTGTGCAAATAACATTAATGAACTGTAGTATTATGACTACAGAAGGAATTTTCTTGAAAAAGAAAATTACACTCCTGGAAGTAAAACTACTTATTGCTGATAACGATTATGAATCCGTAATAGGACACAATTCGACGGCTCAAATTATGTCAGAACTTCTTGAAATAGAAGTGCCCGTAAATCGTATTAAGTATGAACAAACTTGTGATGATATTGCAATAGTGTTCCAGCTTCGCAAGCGGCCACCTGAAGGGAAAATACTCTCTCGGCAGGAAATAGAGAAATGTGGTTATGATTTTTTCATCGTACGCAAGTATGATGAGATTCATGCAGGTGCGGAATTTACAATTCCATTTAATGAGATGCCTTTATTCCCTCAAGGGGTAATAGGAAAAAAGAACAAAAATCTACTTACTATATACTAACACGGCAGGGGGAGAAATCCCCCTCCTCTCTGGGTTGTCCGCGGACAGCCTGGACGGGAGTAATGCCCGAGAAAGAGAGCAAGAAATGTCAAAGAAATGTTCCGGTCATTTGGAATGTGACAAAGAAATTGTCGCTACGTGTCAAAATTGTGGAGACAGTTTCTGTGAAGAAACTAATAATATTGAAAATGGATATTGTTATGAATGCAATACAGCGCAGGGTAATTCATTCCATTGGAATGATAGAGATGGAAATTCTTGGTGATTGCTATTTTAGCACCCCACCTACTCAACCCCCCAGGGTTAAGGGGAGAAAGAGGAGAGTATGGAAGAAAGAATGGAATGTGATAAAGAAATGAATGTAATTGATATATTCGAAGCGGATATATATACCATGAAAAAAAATGGATTTGTTTGTAAAAATATTAAAGGTAAAAAAATGATTGTAAAAATAAATTATTGGTCATTAAACGATTAACAAAGTCGAAACCGGGTTGACCCCGGTCTGCCGGTAATGCCGGTACTGATGAGACTACCCACCGGTCGGGGATGCGACCGGAGAAGAGGGGAAACGATGAAAAACAATTTTTTTGCGAGAAAAAGAGATGATAATGATTATGATATACTGTACATTAATACTGGGGAACCCGTTACGAGACTTCCTTTCGAATTTCCGCTTGTTTGGCCGGTTGACTCAAATGTGTCAGCCTATGCAGATCACCCAGATGGCATCATTTTAACAAAAGATGACATTAAAAAACTTGGTATAGAAATAGAGGAATTGGACAGCTCAATTAACAGAGAACAAACAATCAATAAAGCAATTGAAGAGTATCAGAAACTACAATCAAGGGAAATTAACCCGGATGGAACCTTTGACGATGCGGGTCGTTGGTATCCGTCTGAAAAGGAGAAATGCGAATGTTGCGCCGTGGTGCGTTCACCTTCGCGGGCATGGCCATATTCATACATGATACACTGCCGTACATTGAAACATGTTTGTTCAAAATACGGGCTTAATTACAGGGAAGTCAAAAAAGCGATGAATAAAGAAACCCCGAAAAGGAAAGTTAAAAAGCAAATAATGTACAAGAAAGTCGCTCTCATTAATAATGAATACTATAGTATCTACTCTGGAGAAAAATATGAAGAAGGGAAAACTTACAGAGAGAAAGTACAGTCAAATCACCAGGGCGGTTATTATGCGTATAAAACAAAAGAAGAAGCGGCAAACGCTGTTTTTCCAGAAGATTCCGCGAATTATGACGCAACAAAAATTATTGTAAAGGTTGAAATGTGGGGAAGACATATAAAATACGACAACGGTAAATATGCATTCACATATATGAAAATAGTTGGTATTCCACTATAGAAAGGAATAGAAATGAGAAAATTAATTATAACAATCACATACGATAATGAAGATGGGGTTTCGTGTGCGGATGCTGCCCAAGTATTACAGGATTGGAGTGAAGTGGTCGGGGAGTTTGGGGATAGCATCATGGAAACAAAACAAGGATTAAAAAGGATTGATTACGGATCAATAAAAGGTAATGTTACATGGAAAAGTATTGACTAAGATCTCCCAATTTTATGCGGGTATCTTCGGGGTATCCGCATAAAATAAGGAGGTTTCAAAATGAAAATAAATCTTTTGAACTGTCCAGAAATAAAAAAAATATATGATGGATTAACAAAAATGGAAAATAATATTGAAGTAGAGGAAAAAGTATTGAATATAATTGCCGTATGTGCAATAGTTTCATTTCTTGCATTTTTTATTTTTCAAATGTCGACTATTTTTTAAAACCTTTTTAAAGCCGGGAAACCGGCTTTTTTTATTTTTGGAGAAAAAAAGCAATAATAAACCCTATTCCAAATGAAATAAGATTAATTATCCAAGAATTCTTGTAAGAGTTTTTCAAGCTCCTGGAATTCGTCTCTAATTGCTGTATTTTCCTTTCGTAGTATCTCTGTATTCTCTCTAAGTTCATTTGATAAATTTTCAGATCTGCCCAAATTTTCCATAGCTGATTTATATTTTTTTTCAAGTTCATCATAGCTTGATTTGATGAGCTTAAATTTTTCATCGCCCTTTGTAAGCTTAAGTTTAAATTCTTTATTGTATTTTCTAAGCTCATTATTATTTTTTTTGAGTTCTGAAATCGTATTTTCAAGTTTTTCAATATTTCGTATATGCGCTGCTTTTTTTCTTCCCGCGTCAATCCATGTGTATATGAGAATACCGGAGAGAATACAAAGCAAAACAATAAAACCATACTTAACCATTTATGATACTTCCTTTTCTTCATTATATAATTCCTTATTAAAAAATGCACTTTTCTGGAAATCGTCCGCTGCCTTCCCTGTTACTGCTATACCTGCCAATGTAACAATTCCCCAAATTCCCGCAATAAACACATTCTCTGATTTCAGAGTAAAAAGATTGCCAGCTATACAAATTAAAATACAAAAAAGAGAACAGTAAAATACTCTCATTTTTATACTATATTTTTTTTTACCCAAAACACACACTCCAATGCATACCATCAATATATTTGCCTGGAAAATATCCACCCCAAACAAACCCGCGTTTCTTGAAAACCAATACACAAAATTCCGGTGTTTTAGGGACTTGCCCCATTTTCCCCATGTGGCACCATTGATCAACGGCTGCACCCCAGGCATGAACAGACCAATCTTTACCATCTCTTATCGGACGATGGCAAAACCCCCCCCCGTGTTCTCTGTTTAGTGTTAGCCTTTCAATCTCTTCAGGTCCATAATGTTCAAGTATTTCTTCCAATCCATCAATGTATGCGTCAGCTATATATCCATGGATTCTTACATAATTTACCGGGATAAGTTTACCTGTTTTACGATCTTCATTGTAAAAAGTAAACGGTAGTTTTTTAGTCACCAAGCTTTGTTTAATTCTAAAAAGCCCCTCATCGGTTCCCGGATCTCCGAATTTTTCACTTAAATCTTTATACTTTAGAGTTTTAAAAGTTATCATAAAAACCTCACTTTCTTACAGTTTTATTTATATCGTTCAGCCATTCCACAAATTCAGGATCAAGATTATTTACTAAACCCTTTGCGATTCTTCGGAATGATTCTGTGATTGAATATTTATTTTTGAAAATTTCATCATCTGATTTATTGTGTGATAAAATCACTATTTCATGATTAATTAGCTTAAAATTTTTATTTGTTTTTTTATACCATAACCGGCCGTTTTCATCTCTTACTGCATCATTCATTTGCGGAATTGGATCTGGATTATTTTTAAATTCATTATATTTTTCTTTTTTGTCTTTATTCCATGCGCGCCATGATAAAATAAAATTTTCACCGTCTAAAAAATATTCATATACCTCTTTGTCACCCATTTTACAACCTGCTTTCTTTGTAATAACCCAACACCGTCAAGCTTAATCCAGCGACAGCATCCGATACTATATATTCAATTATTGCCGATGTATCGCATAACACAGGAAAAATAGAAGATGTTTTTAAAGTCGTTCCGGCCGCTAAATTTGAATAACCATTAATAATCATGCGTGTTTTAAAATCGTCTACCTCTGCCGAACCGTTTTGCCTTATACAGGCGTACTGTGTATCCTGCGCATTATCCCCGTCAAATGACAACATACCCAATAATATTAATCCTGTCAAATAATCATCTTCCGGTACATATGCGGAAAAGTCAACGTCTGTCCAGTTAGGCGCTACCGCGTTACCTCCGCCCAATACCCAAGCTGCCGGTCTGTCGCTTTCCGGCAACATATAAGCTTTCCCTAAATAATTACTGTCAAAAACATGACCGCCTATATTCCGCCAGTCGTTACCGTCAAAATATAAATATAATAAATTGTATGAAAGTAAATCTATATTATAGGGCGCGGCTGCGGTATTAAGATTTACTGTTAAAGTTCCGGCTGTTGCATTCCATATCAAAACTTTTGTACCAGTTAGCCGTAAAAATTCAAGATTAAAATTTCCAGTGATATGAAATATAAATGTATCAACTACCCGCCAAGCGGAACCGTTGTAATACATTTGTATAACGCAACCTGTTGGTAGTTGTATATTATCAGATAAATCAATATCAATTTCTATTGTAGCACCTGTTGTATTATAAATAATGACTCTGTTTCCTGAAATTTCTATATCTGTTAAATCAACATTTCCGGTTGCGTGAATTATTACAGGTTCAAGAAATGGCCTTGTATCTGCCTGCGCTGCACCTGTACCCATAACTGAAAGAATATTCTGAACATCGCTTTTTACATTATTGAAAAATCTTTGTTCACCGACTAACGGAATATTAGCCGCAAAGTTATATGTAGAAAAATCCTGTATTACATTTTGTTTTCTTGCATTAATAATATCACTCATTTTTAAAATTCTCCTATGTTGGAATATATCCGGTTATTGATTCATATTCATCTGAATAATCACGTTGTCTGATTTCAAGTTCAGTATTTCCGTTTTTGAAATCGGGAGTTATCCCTATAATCTGAAATCTTTCCCAGCCTAAAAATTCCCGGTAGTTTACAATTATATCTTTTCTTGTATAGTCGGTAAATCTGTAAACATCAACGCTGGTTAAATCACCGAATCTGTAAATATCGCCCGTGTCGCCGAATCTATAAAGGTCAAGTTTTTCTGTACTAAATTTTTGTCCAGGCTGCGAAATTTCAGCATAAATTATGTCAAAAAGTTTTAAAATATAATTATCAATACCATGTAAAATTATAGTCCCTGTCGGTCTTTCTTTTTTTTGATCTTCCATTATAATGACAGATTTATTTTGAGCTTCAGATTCATCCCACATAAGACAATCACATTTATATTGATTCGATTTTCTATGCTGCCTTAAAACTTCAAGATAATAATCAGTATTTTTATACCTAAATTTTTTATCTGTAGTATAATTTTCTCTATAACATATTACTGCGTGAGTTGAGAAAAAATCTTCATTATTATTAAATTCCAGTTCGTTTAAAATTTCCTGTGCATATATTGTCTTCTCAATATTCCTGTTTGGGTTATCGAGTCTTAACGTTCGTTTGCCATTATGAAAAAAATATTGAAAACCGACAGTACTACCATTTTGCAGTTGTTCTATATATTCAAATAATTCCTTTTCATCTGGCATATACAAACCGACATCTTCAAGGTATTGTTTTTCATCTTCCCATTCGGTCGTATTGTAATTTGATGAATTATACGCGATGGAATTGAACCGTAAATTTAAATCTGCAATGATATCCCCTGGATTATAATATGGCCGAAAATATCCAGTACAAAAAACATCTTCAAGTCCTTTTGTATTATCACCGTCAACATGTACGTCTGCTGTTGCGAATGTAGCCATACCATTCGCATAATCTGTCGCTGACGGTACAATTATAGTCCATTTTTCATCTTGTTTACATCTGAAAACCGGCGCGGGAGCGGCCTGGATTACTGACGCGAAATAAAAAGTTTTATTCCCTGCCTGTTCTGAATTAACACATATACCGGGAACACCGCGTAACCTGCCGTATCCATCGGGCTTTATAATTCCATCAAGGTCATTATCCATATCAGGAAAATCAGTCAAGGAAAATGTATCTGTCGGCGCTGTCGGTGTTTCTTTCTCTCTTTTGTCTTTTGTTATAACCACAACTTCATTTAGTGAAACTATTGTATTTTCAATATAATTATTTGTGATCAAAATAAGTTCACTATAAGTATAACCGTCTAATCCGTAAAGCATAAAAATATCATTTCCCGTAAATTCATCATTGCTGTCAAACGTACCATCTGATGAACCGTCTACCGGTGTGTTATTCATGATTACATTACCGCTTAAATGTGATTGCCTTGTGTAACGTAGTGGATCAACACGAAGAGAAAAATTCGGTATTTCTTTAACCATAGGTATATAATCAATACCGTTGAAATTGCGTATTTTATCATTTGTATAACCGAAAACCTTCCCATATTCTACTATAACAGTATAAGGATTAATGGTATGATCAAAGTGTATATATAACATCTGTTCAGTGATATCAAAATAAAAAGATTTTTCATTATCTTCACAGTCATCAACGGAAGTTTGAAGGGAGTAAGAAGTTTCAATATCAACATATATTCCCTTGATATTTAATGTCTGTTTATTTGTGTTGTCTTCCGTAGCTGAAAAGGTATTGTAAAAATAAGAATCTATTACCGTGTTAGTCGTTACTTTTGTTTTGTAAGTATAAGAATTATGTATCATAAGTTTACTGTTTTCAAGTTCATAATATTTTAGAAGTTCAACGATTAAAAAAAAGTCTGCCATAATTTACCATTTATACTTAGCTAAATACATAGTATCATCAAATGAAAAAGAATTATAGAAAACATAAAAATCTTTTTTATTGCAATAGATAAATATATCTTTATAACAAATAGCAGGTGCATATGTTTCAAAATCATGAAAAAATACTAATTCTGGTTTTATATTTAATTCCTGATAAATAACCCACATTGTAAAAATAAATATATCAATAGTATCCCCCCATCGTTTATTAAAAGTTATAATTGGTTCCTGCCAATCAGGGCTGTCAATATATGGTAATCTTATAATTGAAGAAGTCCATTCGTAAATTATTAAGATATCATGTTTTGTATTACCGTTGAATTCATCTCTTAAAAAATCTGGAAATCTGATATTATATTCTGGATATTCATAATTAATATTACAAGAGAACAAAAAAATTACAAAAAGAATTAGAATAATTTTAAATAAAATATTTAACATAAATCCACCCCCTATTATATGAAGTATCGTTATATTCAATAGTATCAAATAATCCGCCTGTTCTCTTGTCAAGTTCAAACTGATTACTGCTAATAGTATAAGCACCGCCAGATAACATTTGAGGATCAGCCGTATTTCTAAATTTCCATAATGAACTATGTGAAGTATCTGCGTCATTTCGAATTATGACATCTATTTCACGTAAATTTTTCCATTCAAGCATAGTATGAGCGACTGTTTTTAATCCAACCGCCGTCATATTCCAATCGCCAATATCATATATTTCTTCTATCCATAAATCCGACGTTATATCAAAAATATCATCTATTTTTCTTAAATCAAATTTATAATAATCGCCCGCTGCCGTGTAATATAAAATATACGGAAGTAATTGACTTCCATCTGCATGATAAAACCCACAGTACGTATAATCCCATGAATAACCGGCCGCCGAATCGGTAAATTCAGCTTCAAGTATATCGCCAGTTCTTTCAACTTTGATATACCACCGGCCGTTTGCAAGCCCGCCCGGATCTGTTATCTCTTCATTTGCAGAATTAACGACAAACAACGCGCCGCCGTGAGGAATATATACACCTTGTTTAATTTTCGGTTCAAGAAGGTTATCCCATCGCGTAAGGTGTAATTGTTTTGACATTAATGCATATATCGCAGCCTGAATGTAATTATTCTGCGCATCATAATCAGCATCACCCAAAGGCGCGCCGCCTGTGGGAGCCTTCACCAGATCAATAGCCATTATCTACACTCCATATAATTAATATTAATATCCCATTCCCAGGTTGAAATTCTTCGTTTGGGAATAGACGTATTACTCATTTCAATACATCCATACACCGGAGGAAAGTATTCCTGTGCATCCGGGTAAAAATCAATAAAATGCGGTGTTGAATTCTGCATATATCTCATATAAGTAACAATATTATTTTTTTCATCATTAGAAATATTAGCAAAATTTACGCTTTTAGGCAAGGGGCAAAACCGTTTATTCCCGGACCTCTGTCCGCCCGGTGAAGTAAAATAAGAGTCATTAAGGTTAAGCCCTTCTGTTATCGTCTGTTGGAAATTCGGTAATTGAAAATATTCACCTATGGAAATCCCGCCAACATAAAGATAACTATCCAAGGTAGTCATTTCAATTTGAACTGAAAATACGCTTTCAACAGTGTCAAAATAATGAAAATTACAATCATCAATTACCGTTATAGTTTCTGTTGTTATGAGAACATCAAAAACGTTATAAAATCTAATTGTCATAGTATCAATATTATGATAGTCAAAAGCAACATGATCAATATCATGAGTTGTATTGAGTTCAGCCGTAATTATTGAATTATTACCGGTCGCGTAAAAAGCTAATTCAAGAAAATTATGAATTATATTCGTAACCTGTCTGTTGAGATTTTCATTTGTCGCTGATAATGTTGCATCTTTCAGTAAATTATTATATGATACTCTCATGGTATTAACCTGTTTACCTTAAATTTTATTATTCCATCATTCTGTAATTTTTCAACACCTTTTCCTATTACTCTACCGTCCATTTCAATTATTGCTGTCACCTGTATTATACGACTACCGCCACCCCCGGAATTACCGGCATTAATCATATTAAAAAGATTTTTCATTTGACCTTCATTTAAAATCATTTCGCGATTATGAAGTATC